GACAAGGCTCATAATTTTACAACATATCCCAAGACAAGTAAAATCTATCTATGAAAGAATATCGCTTTAAAAATGTACATATAGATCAATACTATCAAATCAAAGATGATGTAGAATCCTTAATGTTACAAATGAAACATGACAAATTATCAGAAAACTATACTACAGAAAACTTTTTTAAAGACGGGCCGGTATTTATTAGTATAATTTACAAAAATAATCAACCGTTTGAAGTAAGTACTATTATTTCTAGAGACATGTTTCAGGGAGGATGTCGTGTTTTAAACAGGCTTATGGTTAGTCCTTTATTGCGAGAAAGAAGCACATCGCCATGTATTCCCGAGACTACATTAACTATGTTAGCAAGTCAAATAGAATTTGCTAAAGAACATTTCAATTTTGCATTTATTAGTAGGCAATATAATACACATCGATTCTGTAAGAGATTTGCAAAAGATGCTAATAACTTTTTAGATTCTACATGGAAATACGAAACAGATCGATATTTAGTTTGTAACGATCCAAAACCTAATAGTACTTGCTGGCAAAATATAGCATGGACTAAATTTAAAGACCTTGATAATTTTCCCTTACAATCGCAGTCATCTTACCACTAAGGCATTCTCCGTTGCTGCCCATGAAAATTAAATCAGTAGGAGAATCTGTACACTGTAATTGTACATCTCTATAATTATTCCAAAGATAATCATTAGGATATTTTTTCATTAGCATTGCTACCAACGCCATATTACCAATAGGCAAGTATGCAACATCATTTAACAGAGCCTTGTCTGCAATGTAATCTTTGGCATACCAAAGACCAAGTCGATTTAGTGCTAATCCGAAATTCTTAGAAAAGCTAAAAAAGATATTAGTTGTACTTTTAGGAATTTTAAACTCAACTGGTTTACTTGCTCCGTAGTATGCACAATCTAGCCAACATTCAATTCCTTCTTTATGGCATTTGTCTAGTAATTGTTGTTGTAAATCGTGTACTTTGCCATCACGGCAAAACGGTACACTAGTTACAAATACACAGTCATTAGTTAAGTCATTAATGTCGTTAACCCATACCACATCAATGCCATACTTGCTTGCAATAAATGGATACCATCTATATTCGTTTTCTACCATTGCAAGTTTTTTAGTTGTATGAGATAACGCTATTAAACACTGTGTTATAGCTTCTGTACTGCCGTTTACAGCATACTTCTCCCATGCCGGTAGTGTAATGTTGACCCAGGATTCAAACGTGCTATAGAAATCGTCTATTGCTTCAAATCGCTTGTTTATATCCCAATCTTGATCAAAATAAAAATATTGCTCCATAGGAAAATTAATTATGTCATTGTGGAACTCAGGTGGCCTAAACGGCACTATCACATCTGTGATTAATTTAATTCTCATAGTAAATCTTTCCTAAGTAAATTATCACAAAGATATTCAAAGCTATAACTTGCATTCCAGTGAAAGCTTAACACAATTCTTGCTCCTGAATTTTTGTTTACAACTTGATGCCATTCTGTAGCTCTAAACAGGGCGCCGCAGGTTGTACTAGGATACCATCTCTCGCTTACTTCATAATTTCCTTCTTCTGAATCCCAAAACTTAGTATAGCTGTTGTCCCACTCTCCGTATACTGGAAAGTTTAATGCACTTACTCTAGACTCAATATCAACATGTATAGGCCCTGTGCCTGCTTCACTTTTAATAAATGCCGCATACTCGGGCATAATACTTAGTTTATCTGTAATAGGCTTAAAATGTTGAAATTTAGGATCAGTTGCGCCACAGTAGTACATATGTAATCCTCCCGGGCCTATATGAAACCAGCCGTTATTAGCTTCCATTATGTCATCTACTTTTGGTAAATTAGTATTAAACGGATCTGGCAAGTTATCTAAAAGATATTGCTGTCCTAATTTAGGAGACCATTCTAGTTTAGGAAATTCTTTAAAATAGATCATTTGTTTCTTTCCAATCACTTTCCATAATCATGCCAGTAAGAGACACCCTCATATTTTCTCCAGCATCTTTATCAACTGCTGTTATACCATGAACTACTTTTTTGTTTATTAATATTAATCTATTAGGCTTAGGACTTACAAAAAAGCCAATGCCATGATCAATAATTGACTGATATTTTTCTTTTTGTTGAAACATTTCCATAGGGCTGTTTGTGCTAGTGTAACCGTCATGATGCACGGAACCGTTTTCTAAAGTTAACAATTGTTGGTAATCTATAATATCAAGTGGAACTATTAGCAATGTACTATCCCAATTAATTTGCCAATGTTTATGCAAGTAATATGTGTAGGTAGTAAAACCTAAATCGTTGTGCCAGGGATTTTTACTTCCTGCTGGATAAGTATGACATCGCATAGCTATTTCAATATAGTCCTTTGCAAAAGGTTTAGCTTCGGGACAAGTATCTAAAAATTTTGTAAAATGATCAAACCATAAATCGCTATTATCGTTAAACGGCCCCTCTGTTAGCCATCTTTTTTGATTTTTATAGTTGGCGCCATCGGTATAATGCCAAAACTTATCATCGGCTCCTGTTTGAGTCCATTTATCAATCTGAACTTGATTCCATATTCTATTCCAGATGTCTTGAGGCAAAAAGTCATCTATCACTAATGCTTCGGGTGTATTCATAATAATATTATACATATGTCTGTTTTTCACCTTCTCTACTTAAATCAAGTGTTACACAATGTAACCCGCTATCCCAAAAATATTTGTGTCTAAAATCAAAAGGTATCATTTCAATGCCGTGCTTTTTAAGAGTACGTTCTATTTTAGGATCGTATCCATTTGTTATAACTGTGTTCTGGTCTATACTTATAACATTAAGATCAAACACAGTTTCGTCTACATATCCTATCCAGTGATTTAACCAATTTGTAACTTTATCCTTGTAGAAATGTCTTATTTTGATTTCATTAAAATAATTTGGCAAAGGGGTTCTTTCTATTTTAATGTAATCCCAACTTTTTAATTCTTCAGGAATTGCAGCCGAGTCCCAACAAAGCAATAGGCCAGGTTTTAATAGTGCAATTTTCCCATCAATATGCCCCGTTCTTGGAATTTCTATCCATTTAACATCATATCCGATATTACGTTTTATCCATTCTAGGCCAGCCTTTGTTCCTCTGCCGTGTTGCCCTGGCGCATAAGGTTGTGTATGTAACAGGGCGTCGCCGCACTTGATAATATTTGCAGCATGAAACAGTATCTGTCCTTCTAACTTTTCGTATTCCCAATAATCATTACTCAGTAACGGCTTAGGCATGCTAATATAATTTCTGCCTTGTGCATATTTTTCTAACATTATTTCTAAAAAATAATCACTTTCAGTGTACCTATTACAATCGCCGCCTATAGTCGAAAGTATTTGACTACCGTATGCAATATGAAAGTCCCTAGGGCATATTGCAGGGTACGGAAATAGCGAGGACCAATTTCTGGTCTTTTCTTCTAATAAAGGTAACTGCTTGGGTCGATGCACATCGACCCCATGGCTTTGAAAAAGCATTGTTAGCTTTTGAAAATCTTCTTCCGTCTCGGTAAGAATCTTGCTCATTCCGTCGACAAACTCATTATCGTCGAATTGATTCAAAGACTCTAAGTTATATGCCGATCCTACAATTACTTCTGTAAGTTTATCCCATTCGGTGTATATCATTTATTAATCCACTGAGATGTAATATACTTACCAGTTGACCCTATGTTCATTCCTATGCTAATTCTATAACCATCAGCATAGTTTACTTCTGTCGAATGCCTGATGTACCCAGGAAACAAAATTAAGTCTCCTTGTGTTAAATTTTCAACATGTGCAAATTCGTCAAACGGAAAGTTTATCGGTTGAGATCCTAATACAAGTTCTAAAGGATTCTGGAATACTAAATTACCAGCATATTCAGTTTTATCTAAGTAGAATATTGCATTTATTGGCGATGGTCCATGAAAGTGACTCGGTACATACCCTTCTTTAAAAGATATTGTTGCCCACATTTCATTAATAAACGGTTTTAGGGCAGGGTGATAATTTAAAATTTTCCAGTATTCTTTAAGTGATTGGTTAACATTTTCTACTAATTCCTCTGTTTCGGGCCACAAATGCATTGCTTTTTCAATGCCAAACGTATTAATAACTTTTGCAGCAGCCATTCCCTTTACAGATATATGATCTCCGTAATCATCAGTGTCTATCAGTGTAATGATACGCTCTCTGAACTTGTCTAAGTTTAACGAATTAAGATTTTTTTTCATTATAGGTGTTGAAAAAAGATTAGTAGTTGTCATATTAACTTTCCATAATTTTGTTATAATAATTCTCTGGCCAATTATCATAATATCCAGTACTTTTTAAGTGCTTGCGTTTTGTAAGTATATCATCTTTTAATTGAATAAACACACAATCTGTAAAGTTCTTTGCAAAGTGTCCACTGCTTCTTGTACTGGTAAAATACAGTAGATCAGGATTAGCAATCATAGATTCCTCGCAAAATTTTTCTACAGGTGCAATGTTATCTATGTCACCTAGCCATGCAATGCCAATTTCAAAAGTATCTCGTTCAAAATTATTAAGTTCTAATAAAGATTCACGAGCATCTATAAACTGTATTTTATTTTGCAGTCTTGCTTTGCGTGCGTATGGACAAATCGGAGAGCCCGATTCCTGTTTAGATTCAATTAACGTTTCACTCCAACTTAAGAATGCTTTTTTAAAATCATTAAATAATAGCATAACAGTATTTATGGTTGCAATTGCTCCTGTAAATTGTTTGTGGCCTTTTTCCACCATTCAAAATAAGTGTCAACATCTTTTTTGTAAATATCTTTATTATGATGAGACATCGAAACCATTCCAAAACTTGAAAGCATACTTGTTGACTTCTTTATTGTTCCAGGAAAACTAAAGAGTATAGAATGATCTATTTTACCAACATAACTATCTAAAGTTTCTACTTTACTCCAATCAAGGGTTTCTATATAAGTCTCTTTTTCTATGTTAACCCAAAATCTATCATAAGGTTGATAGTAATCATACATAGGAATTCTGTTTTTAAAGACCTCCGGAGTCAAGTATATATTAGACATATGTGTAGATAATTTTATACCTGTGGATTTTTTAACAGCATTGTCATTTATATGTCCATGTTTTCTAAAATTAATTTCAACCAAGTCTATTGACTTTCCGACAATTACTTGCGCACAAGTAATTCCAAATTTCCAATCAAGGGCATCTAAACACTGAGATAGATATTCAAAAATATCTCGAATTAAGTAACATTCTTTGGGATAATCGACAATACTTTCTTTATATTGCCATAATTCATCTTTAAATTTATCGTACTTTGATGCTAACAGTAAATGATGCTCGCCATTTATTGACGCCATATCAATAGTGTATTCTGTTCCGTTAATATATTCTTGTGCTACAAAGTCGTCATAATTAATATTGTTAGGAATCTGATCGGTGTTTTCAACTATCCAGACATTTTCGCTGCCGCCCTTACTAAATTTAGGTTTTATAACAACCGGAAATGATTCTATACTATCTAGTTTATATTGTTTAGTTTTTACTATTCCGTGAGAATTTAACAAATCTAAATAGCAATTCTTGTCTGCAATGATTCCTATTGTCTGTAGAGAATTTGACGTGTTAGGGGTTAGTCTATTTTGTAGCCTTAATGCTAAATCAACACTGTCGTCGCCGCCAGGCACAACTGCTAGTATATTGTAATTTTTAATATAGTGCCGTATAAGATCTTCTGTATAAACTTCTTCAAAATTATAACTGTGTGTATCACTTTTATGTAAATTATAAATTAAATTCTTTGTGTTTTCGTCGGTCCACACTATTGATATAACTACATTAGGAAAAGTGTTTCTAACTTCTTTGCAAACATCATAATGGTCTCTGGCACAGTTTATAAATATAACTAAATCTTGCTTCATTTTATATAATCTTCTTTTTTATCATCTCTTACTAAATCTAAAGTAATACAATGTATACCACAATCCCAAAAAAATCTGTGCCTAAAATCAAACGGGATGCATTCAATTCCTCTTTTTGCACATTCTTTAAAAACATGTTCATTATAACAATTAGTAATTACAGTATTTTCATCTATACTAATTACATTTACATCAAAAATAGTTTCTCCTGGTAAGTCTTCAAATCCTACCCAGTGTGGAATGTTATTCATTACAAAATCATTATAAAATTCTTGCTTAATTCTGCTCTGAATATTATCTGGTAACTCATGCTTTTCTACAATAACTCTATCCCAATGTTGCAATTCATTTGGAATAATTTTTTCATCATGCACCATTAAAAGACCAGGTCTTAATAATGCGATTTTTCCATCGACGTGGCCAGCAGCAGGTACTTCTATCCATTTAGTTTCATTGGGCAAATTATGTTTTAGCCAGTTTAAGCCAGTGTATGTACCTCTGCCTTTTTGATTAATGCGGCGCTCAGGATATTCCTGGTCATCATACGGTCTTGTATGCAGCAAGCTATCACCACATTTAATAATATTAGCACTATGATATAAAATTAATTGTTCTTGCATAGCATAGTTTTCGTAGTAAGACGGAAGTAATGGCTTTGGCATACTAATAAAATTAGATCCTTGACTCATTTTATCTAACATTATATCATGAAAGTATAAACTTTCAAAAAATCTATTAGGATCGCCTCCTATAGTATTAATAATAGTATCGCCGTACGCAATATGAAAATCTCTAGGACATATAGCCGGGAGTGGATATTTACTAGTCCACTGTGTCGTTTGTATTGTTTTAAGATTTACATTGTTGGGCCTGTGTACTATAACATTAAAGTCTTTAAAAATTTTAACTAATTTTTGAAAATCTTCCTCAGTTTCGTGTAACACTTGCTGAAGCATACTTTTATAATTACCGTTTTCCATAAATTCGACCATCGAAGGATCATAAACTTTCCCTACAATAACTTCTTTTAATCTTCCCCATTCTGTATAAATCATAGTTAATCCAATATTGTTGCAACTAAATGCACCCTAGGAGAAAACGAAGCGTTTAGTGCAGTATGTTCTACTGTTGTATTAGTAAGATACCAATTGTTGGATTCTAAATGTAATGTCTCGTCCTTAATTATCATAAAACATCCATCGTTTGTTATAATTGGATAATGTAATCGTTTACTGTCATCGACGTGCCATGATAAACAAGTCTTGGGCATGCTCTTCATAAGTCTTACCCTGCCTAATTTATAATTTGTTTTTAACAAAAGATACATCTCTTCAAACACTGTATTTTTAAATTTAGTACACAACTCTGTAAAATCTTCTTCGTTGTATATTACATCTTTTACAGGCACATCATTTTTTGAGTTTATCAAAGAAATATCGATTTTATCCCAATCGTAGTATAGACTACCGGTGCCTAGATACGGATCATCTGTACTGCCTATGCAATTTAAACAAATTTGTTTATGATGCCATTTTATTATTTTATTATCTATAAGAGAGTCGAGATCTTTTTGTGCATTTAAAAAAGTTGGCAAGTTAATTTTATTAAAATATTTCATCTATTTCCGTTATTTCCTCTTAGGGATCTTTGAATCGGCGCTGCTTACACAACTATCCGTTATACAAGGCATCGGTTTGTTAAACAGTTCGAAACCTGTTTCTATATTACCAAGAGGTACATCTTGACAAGAATAGGAACGCTTGACACTTCCATCAGGCTCGCGTATAATAATTCCTTGATATCCAGCATTGCAACTCCATCCTTTAAACTTATTAAAATTAAATGCATTAAACCGTTCTGCCTGATCCATATACCATTTTTTGCCGTCTTTGTCTTCTAGTTCTATTTGCATATGAGACGGTACGCTTGCATCGTTTGCCCTGATAATTTCCTTTGGCATTTCAAAGGTTGCAGTAGGGCGGTCTTTCCAAACACGCCTGGCTTCTGTATACGCTCGTTGAGGCATTCCGTTATACAATGCCTTGAGCATTTCTTCAGTGTACCCGTCTACAATTCGCGAAGCAGTTGGGTCACTCATTGGCTTGAGAGTAACGTTAATTCCTTGGTTATGGAAGAATAATGCATTGTTCCAATCATTGTCAAACCATTCAGGAACCATGACCATGTTAATAGTAACTTGTATATCGTGCTCTTGACAATAAATCAATTTGTCTGCAAAGTCTTGCAGCTTTTCTGTTGTGTTTAGATGTTCTGTGTGCAAACTTGCAGTAATGCTAGCACGATGGAAGGATTTTGCAATTTCTGCATACTCCTCAAACCACCGCATAGTACGACTGCAATTACTAGTCATGTGTACGGATGTATAATTTGTGTTCTCGACGTCAGCAGCAAGGTGTTTGAGCATAGCAAGGTACCCTGGATGGAACGTAGGCTCGCCTCCGCTCAAGCTGAAGTGAAAGCTGTTGAATCCGTTTTTTCTAGCTTGACGTTTTATTTCGTCAATGGTGCTCAAACAAACATCAGTGGGCCGGTGATCCTTGGTATTACTACGGGCATATGGCCAACAGTAGCTACATTTGTAATTACAAAATCTTCCCAGTAACCAAGAAACTGTAAACACATCTTTATAAAGAAGGGATCGCTGTCCTACTTGTACAATATCGTCAAGCGGTATCTTTGTAAAGTCGTACTCGCTCCATTTTAAATCTTGATTCATACTTTATTATACACTAATTCCGGAATAATGTCAATTAATTTTTCATCTCTACTTTTATCCAATGCAGAAGTATACGATAAAAATTTATCATACTTGTCATTCCAGTCTTCGGCATACATATAATCAATGATACCTTGCACTTTTTCTAAATGTAAGTATGGTTGTAGCTGTGCTGCTGCTTGATCTTTTAAATGGCCTGGCAATACCCTGATATTTAACTCAGCTGGATGATTTAAAATGTTAAAGTATATTTTATGTCCATACGGCTCGGCCCAATTGATTAATTCGGGCAATCGTAAAATATTATACATCTGAACTGTACAATGTATTTCGATTCCTGCGTTAGGTAGTTCTCTAATTTTTTCAAAGTTCTTTACAATTGTGTCCCAGTTGCTCGGGTATCTAATATAATGGTCTAATGCGCCAGTGGCGTCTATCGAACAGTTAAGTTGAACTCGCTTAAAGTGGGTCCAGCGTTCAAGTAGCCACGGCGGCAGTTTAACCAAATTAGTATTGTATTTTAACCGAATATCTTTTGCAGTACCATTGTTGATGAAATAATCTAATAATCGTTGTTGTTCTTTAATAACTGTAGGTTCGCCGCCTGTTAGATATATTTCATCTACAGTGTGTGCAATGCTAAACAAGTTTTCCCACGTCTTTTCTTTTTCGGGCCAATTCATATTACTAAGTCTTTTGTATTCGCTTTCAGTTAGTGCATCGTCGATCAAATGCCATTCTTTGACCCACATGTTACTCGAATATGGATTGCACATGCGACATTTCAAGTTGCATAAATTACCTAATCGCAGATCAACATATTTTATGTCAAATGGAGCATCAACTGTGTATTCACCATCTTCTTGCCATTTTTTGTTCCAGCTTTGTCTGGTACTTTTTATGCCGACGTCTTCTTCTCCAAAACAACGTTGACACATTTCTGGGCGGTCGCCATTGATCATTTGCTTACGAATGGTAGTATATACTTCGCTGTTCCACGCTTCTTCTAAATCGTCTTCGTGCAATTTGTAAGGCGACCCATCTTCTTTGGTAATAACGTTTTTTTTCGGAGTACTGTTGCAACATACTCGCAAGTTTCCGCTTGCTGTTGTTGCAAGATGCATCCATGGTAGAATACAAAATGTTTTAGATTGCGTCATATATTTTAATTCCAGTATTGTCTAATAAGTGCGGAAGCACTGTTTTTAAATCTTGATTTCTTAGTTTGTCTAATTTAGCACTGTATGTTATAAACTGTTCATACAATTTAGGATCAACCGGAGTCTTCATTAAATTGATAACAGTATTAATTTTATCATCATTGAGTGTACTTAACTGATCCATGATATTCTGCTTACTAGATTCGGGCATAACGTTAACTGCCATGTAGCGCGGACTGTTGAGAACAATCCAATTTATTCTTTCATTAAACAATTTTGCAAATTGTACTACATGATGAACTGTGGTATTCTGTACAACATAATTGTAAGATAATTTTATGTTTGGCAATGATCTAAATTGTTCTACTTTTTCCAAACATTGATTCCAGGACTGCGTATTGTCTCCTCGAACATATTCGTAAGTATCGTACACTCCGTCAATGCTTATTTGAAGGTCGACTTCGATATTAGCAATAGCATCTGCAAACCAATCCGGAACTAATGTACCATTGGTAATACAGTTAATTTTGATTGTTTTTGTTTTTGACAACTCCATCAATTGCTGGAAGAAATACTCCGAATTAGGATGCATTAATGGCTCACCGCCTTTTAATTCGATTTCAATACGCTTATCGAGTGTAGACAAAAATGCAATTAACGAATCAATTTGTGATTTGCTTATCCGAAAGCCAACTAGGTCTTTTTTAGGTATTCCTAAAGCAATGCTATCGCTAAACCAACTTGTGCTGCTATCATGACTGCACATTCTACATTTTAAATTACAAAAGTTTCCTAAACTTAGATCTAATAAAAAATCATCATCGGTAAATTGTGTTTCGTAGCGTTGTCGTCTACTTCGCACGCCGGTACCTTCGTCGAACTTGCACGATTTACATTCCGGGCGCCACTGGCCTTGTGCTAATTCATTAGTCAGGTCGTCGAAATTTATATCACTTATATTTTTATAAGTGTCTAATTTTCCATAACTACCACGATACTTACAACAAGGATTAATATCACCTAGTGTGTCAATAGTGATGCTATTTGTTGTTGCAAAGCATTTCATAATATTTCCAAATTTCTGTCTTAGTTAAATCTTGTTTTCTGTACGGATCTTTTAATAAAGATATTTCAACAAACTTCTCTTGCAGCAAAGTTGCATCATCAAGAGCAGGTTGCATTATTGTATTTTTAAAAGTTGTTAAGAAAGATTTCTCTTGTTCGTCGATAGGAGTAACCTTATTAACTATTTTTAACGCATCTTCTTTTAATGCCGCTGGTGCATTCCTGACATCGAGATAACTCGGAGTATCTAAAGGAATTGCGTTAATATTAAATCCTAATTCTCTCTTTAACTCAATCATCTTCTCTGCTTGTAACATATTATAAATTTGTAATGTAAAAGTAAGTGTACCAGTAAGTTTCCATTGTGTGTGTTCTGAAAGTAACTTCAACTTATTGTACACGTCATTCCAGTCTGCAGGATAGCGAATATATTCGTAGATGTCTTCAACACCATCGATGCTAACAATAACATTTGTGTGCATAAATTTTAAAAAGGTGTCAATCCATGATGTATTAATTTTTGTAGCATTTGTAATTACTGTTAAGTTCATATCCTTAGCTTTGTCGTTGTCGAAACAATAATTTAATATCTTACTTACGTTAGGAACAATTAATGGTTCGCCACCAGTAAACTTGATATCTTGCAAACCGTGATCAACCATGTTGGCAAACTCTTGAAAGAACTGCTCAGTATCATACCAATCATTTTGAACATAGTTTTTTTCGTGTTCGTTAATACCGTAATCGACGCCAGTGTCTTTAATTATTTTTTTAAACTCAGATGCGTATTTACTACTACTGTAACTGCTACACATTCTACAACTCAAATTACAAAAGTTTCCTAATTTTAGATCTAACTGCGTAGGATACTGCTTGGTCTCGTGTACACTATTAATAAAGTTATCCCATTCTCCGCGCTGTTCGTACTTATGTATAAATCCTTGTCTTAAACTACTTATGCCCAACTCTTCTTTTTTCCAACAGCTATTGCACTCCTTGGGTTTATTGCCTTTGAGCATCTCTTCTTTTATGTTATCCCTGTATTCAATCCAATGATTGTCAAAGTTATCTAAAAACGTGTCGTTGGGTTGTGTATAAGAGTTACAACATAACCTATTCTTTCCGTTTGTGTTAATGCACAGATGATCCCACACTGCTGGACAAATTGTTGTAGTTGAAATTTTTTTCATTTTTTAAAAATGTCTTTCATTTCCGGAAATGTTTCTGCAAATTTATTACCGCGCTGTTTGTCGCAAAGACTCAGAAACTCTTGCATTTCTGGCAAGCGTTGACTCCAGTCTTCGCTTTCCATAAACTGCAACATGCCGTTTAGTCGTTTGATTCCGTATTCAGCAGTGCGCCATTGTTCGTAATCAACTTTTCCTGTACACCACCTCGGCACACCCAATTCCCAATTGTTTTCCCACCATGGATACCATGCTTCGTACTTTGCTCTACATTTAGCTTTGAAGTCGGCGGGCAAGCTCTTGACGTTTAGATGTGCAGGCCAGTATACAAGATGCTGACCAATGCCGCCTGCACCAAATGGCCACATGTTGATCTTTTTAAATCCTTGCTCTAACTTCCATTGTATAAAATCGGGTATGTAATAAATGTTAAGTGCCTGTACTGCACAAGCAATAGTAACTTCTACGTTGTCACTTGTCTCGTTATCGAGTATGTGGAACACTTCTTCTTGACGAGACCACTTGCTAGGAAAACGAATGTAGTCATTCATTTCTTTTATACTGTCTATCGAGTAATGAAAACGTACAAGTTTAAATTCTTTCCATAAGTCAAATAGGTCAGGTCTCCATTCAACTCCATTTGAGTTATAACGAAGTTCAAGGTCTTTTGCATAACCCATTTTAATTGCGTACTCAAGAATTTCATAGTGTTCCTCAATAATAAGACTTTCGCCTCCAGCAAAGTAAATCTGCTGCATACTCGGCATCTGATCGTAAAACTGTTTCCAGAATGTAGGATTTTGCTTATGCCAGTTGTAGCTGCTGCCGTTGGTGCTACCCTTGTCTTCCCATTGCATAATCTCTTTAAGTGATTCGTTTTTCACGTCAGGAAAAATAGATTTATAGTCTTTGATCCATCCACTACTGTCATGAGGACTGCACATAACACAAGCAAGTTGACACTTGGTACCAAAACGCAAATCAATGTATGCAAGATTCGGAGGCACTTCGCCATCTGGTTGTGTATCTGCAAGTATTTTGTCAAGATCAACGCGCTTGCTCCAGTAGGCAGTTTCCCACTGACGCTTGCTGCGATGGCCAGCTGCTTCTTCTTTGAAGCATTTTAAACAACTAGGCGGCTTTTCGCCCGCAAGCATCTGCTTGCGAACATTCTTCATGTAGTTGCTGTTCCAAGCAGTCTGGAAGTCGCTTACATTAAGATTGTTTGGTCGTCCTTTGTCGTCCTTTAGAATGCCGACTTGTCCGCCGTGCTCTTTGTCGTTAGTAGGGCCGACGCTACTAGCATTTGCAGTGCAACATACCCGCATACTACCGTCGGGCCTTGTACTAAGATGGACCCATGGTAATAAGCAAAATGTTTCTGATGGTGGCACTACTGGATTATCGCTATTGTTTTTCATCATACTAGTAGTTATCCTTACTCAAAAGTTAAGTTGCCAAAATAGACAAGTGCTGTTTAGTGTATATAAACTGTTCAACCGTTTAAATGATTTTTAAATAATTCACGCAAATTCCCAAATGTTGTTGCTTTTTATAAGAAATAATTCGTCGCATACGTAAAATTTATCTCCGTCTAACCTATAACTGCGCGGCGGATTGTAAAATGCAGGATTGCTGAGATCAGGGGCAGGGCTTACGTATAGTTGTTTAAATTCCATAATCTTAATGCCCGATGGTTTTATTAGGCTGTTGGGTCCTGCGCTATTTGTAGAGCTAAAACCAAGAGTTAAGTCCGTAACATCAAAGTAACCATCTTTTAAACTTTTGAACTCTAATTTTGGATAGCGTTTCTTCAAAGTGCCGGTATGATCGGTTATCATAGCAGTTACCTCAGGAGTATAATAACTTTCAAAATACAACCTGCTATTTCCAGGGAAGGCTCCCCACTGCTTATTTTTAAAATAATTTAAACTCAGCGGATGTTTAATTCCTGTTCCTCTTTTTAAATCAGTTAAAATAGTGTATAGCATATTTAACTTTGCTAAATCACGAGTAGCGGTTGGGCCTAGCTGGTTGCTAATAAGTTCATTGCTATCAGCAAATACCAACGAAAGCATCTTATTAATACCGTTATTATGATCTCTTTTAAAAAACTCTGTATTCATAGTTCTTAGCGTGCCTTGAAAAATATAAGTTGTAACATTGATTCTTTTATCAATCCTGTTACATGTTTTTGCAAAGTGCTTATATGATTTTAGTTTATAATTTTGATGAACTGTCAAAATACCATCCTCTGTTATTTGTTATTTTTGTGTATCTTTCATTTTTTGAAAGCAAGCATCTTTCCAAGTAGAACCCTTTCCATACTCGTCCGGGAACCCGCCAAAGCCTTGCTTTGTATACGGGGTTTGATTATACAACAGTATATAGTAGTCCGAAAGAGATTTTTTATCGTTATTGGACAGATTTACTGTGTTATTCATAAATCTCCTATCTAGAAACGGGGATCTAGCTTCGATTGTAAAACATCCAAGAGCAAGATTTGCACCCATTGCTGCTGTTGGTATAAAGTACTTTTGATCACACAATTTATTGTTAATTAAAAAGTCCGACTCGTCAATTTCAAATGGCAGGGAATACGGTGTTCGAATACCCTGTTTATAACCTGGGTATCCACCAAATATTTCATCAGCGCCTTCGCCGGTATACAAAATGTTGACCTTGTCTTGTAAACGTTTTCCTATTATGTAATATCCTACCCAACTCCATGTATACGGAAATAAGTAAGTAGCTTCGATAAACTCGTCGACATAGTCGCGCCATTCGTCTTCAGTTATATCATATGCAAACTCTAAATTATTACTTACAAAGTCTTTGCCTACATGATTAATAGCAACTTGAAACTCGCCAAACCATTTACTAACAATTCCGCTATCTATGCCACCACTGTTAATACTTGCACTTGCTAGCTTAGAATTGTAATCATTTTTTATGCTAGCAAAGACGTCATGCACAGGCATATCGGCGTAGGTTGGTTCTGTGCTGCTCGGAGTTACGCTGTTGATGTTACACCACGGTGTTTCGTTAAATATAAAATGCTTGGATTGCTTCCATAAATTTAAACTGTTATTGTTAACCAGTGTGTTAGTGGTTTTTACTATACTTTTGATAGTAGTTGATATAATCACGTGGCCGCCTTTGCTATAAATAAACAAAGGTATTTGCCCTGTTTTGTCTCGTTTGTAAACAAGCTGCTTGGTTTGTTTGTTATATAACAGAAATGCATACATGCCATTGTAATGATCAATAGTCCGATTGTTAGTTATATCGTCAAATACCATTTCGGTGTCTGAAGAATATTTTCTATCGTAATTGTAAATTTCACCAGAATACAAAAACAGAAATTCATCTGTATTATAAAGGTTAAAATTAATATCGCTTACACACGGTAACACTGATTGTATTGCAAAATAATCATCACTTGCAAATACTTTGTAATCAACGCCACGCTGCTTAACATCATCAAACGTCCATTCTGTAACGATTGGTCTGTTACTAAAATAAAATCCACACACCGTTATCTATAATACCTCTTATCAGCAGTTAACCACTTATCGCCGTGATCCCGGTCTTTGTATTTGTTGTATATATACGACAGTAATTCTTCTTTAAAAAAGTCATCATGTATAAAATGTGGAAACGGATTAGATTCTAGCATCGATATTAGCCTTTATTTTATTATATAAATCTTTGTATTCGTTAACTCCAGGATGGGCATTATCTGGAAAACGTTCAGAGGCAGTTAAGGTAGCTAACTGTTTATGCGATAGCAATGCATGTTTCTTTAATTTTTGTCTAGGAAGATTGTGTGTTGCCCCGTCGGTAATTACACTAAAATACTGAGACGAACCATAATCACTGCTGCCTAGTAAGTCTGCCTTCCAATCAGGAGTTATAACTCTTTCCTTTAGAATTTCTTGAGCAACTTGTGGAATTTCCGCTTGTCCTCCAAACACTAAAACTTTGCATTTCAAATCACGTTCAATTTCTACAATAGAGTTAGCAATATTTTTAGACATGTCAGTTATGCAATTAGTAGTGTACTTTCTATTTCTAGTATCTCTTCCGACTTCCGTCCAAGAATGTATCCAATATTGCGGAGACAAAACACCAAATGTAGAATACTGTCGAATTAACTCTAACTGACGTATGTTGCCAGAACCGCCTCTTGCAAAGCATAAAGTAGGATGCGTTTCCTGTAACAATCCTTCGAGGGTATCTTCAAATCTTAAATTTGACTTAATGAGCGATCGCCAATCAAGCCAACTGTCACCACTTAACCATATCATAAATTTGTACTTCCCCATTTGAACATTTCAAGAAATATAATTATTATAATCAAGCACAAATTGTTTTTTGTTTAACGCCACAAATTTGCACTTCCTTGGCCAACTAACGTTCCGTTCACATCGCAGTTCTGGCATGGTTTATATTTATTGCGCAGGCCGTTAATTAGATCAACTCGTACCTTTGTAAACTTTTGCGACATCCAAATATCAGAAAAGCTTTCCGAGTTAACGTTACCAAAGCTATCTTGCAATCTAAACCAATCATTGCAGCACAATCTTACATCACCGTTCCAATCAATAAACGCTTTGTACGAAGGAAGAAAGCAAGGCTTGTTTGATAACTCTGCATTGTACATTGCGCCGCCACGATTGTTAAATCCATATGTTGATATTAAATCTTTATTATTGGAATCGTAATGATTTCTTAACATATAATTGACTTTGCTATCTTTAAGCATTGTATTAAATGATTCTATTTGATTGTCGCCGTCGTAGCAATCTATTATCAATAAAGACAGTTCTTCAAAATTGTCAATTGAAATTTTATTATTGAGTATGCTGTCTCCATTAGTGATTAATTCTGTATGAAAGTGTTTTGAAAATATATTACATATTTTAATAATATCTTTGTTTAATAAAGGCTCACCAAATCCTGTTATGTTAATGTCGCCGTTATATCCCGAATCAAGAAGCTGCTCACATAATTTAGCAGCAGTGCCAACAGTCATATTTAAATTCCTATTAGGATATATTTGAGGATCGTGCCTTGGACAAAAGCTGCATGTACGATTGCATAACTCAGTAGGATTAATTTCAACGGTAGCAAGCCCTAATAAATTTTTATTATCGAGCCTGATATGTTGCATCCTTTCGGATCTATATAATATATGTTTTTTAAAATCAAATTTCATTGTTTATGTACGTATTTATCTCTCGATTAATTCAAAGTTTAAGTCGCTGGGGTGTTCGGTTAGTAAAAATGCTATAAAGTTATTTACTAACAACTCTTCATTACCAAAGTTGTTACAAATAGTTGCATACTTCTTGATTGTCTTTGTAAAGTTACGTGAATTTATTACTTCATCAATAATGGTTATATACCTAGTGCTTTCTAAGTAGTCATAAAAGTTAATAGAATCTTCCCAGGGCCAATCAGTGTTTCCATTATTATCATAACCTGACCAAACTGGCCGGGGAATAGTTGGGTACAATGACGGCACTAATTGGTTGCCATACTTCTGTATACTAGCAGCTATTGTGTCTGTTCCTAATATCTCAATAATGTCGCTGTCGGACTTGATATGCTTTATTATCTGAGCGTTTGATTTAATAAAATCAAGTGCATGTACGTCAGTGTTTAATGCACTAATAAATCCCCTTAGCGGTAATCCTAAATATGTTCTAGCAAAGTTTAGGTGTTGCCCTGGGTGTGACGCTATAGTAAAATTGTTGTTAACACGCCAACACGGGTAATTATAAGCGCCATATTGATATAGTTCCTTTATTAGTATACAAAATTGCCCAAACTCCTTAGCTTTAAATACAGGATCGTGTCTAATTTTAAAAAAGTTAAAGTCGAACTTGCTAAGAACACTATCTATTTTTCGACACGACTTTTTAAATTTAAAATAAGACTCAGTGTATTCAAATTTACGCTGATACTTTAGGTACTTGTTTTCTTCAGGTTTTTGAAAATATCCCATCGGAGTCATTGACGACTTTATTGATTTATTAAACTCTACAAAATGATATCTATGAGTTTTTATAAACTTACGCCATTGTTTTTTGCCATACAACTTATTAGATTCGTTGTTGTTAACTCCTAATACAGCACCTTGCTCCCAGATATTCATTACTTTATTCGACCTTTAAAGTAGTTAACGCTCTGTTCTACGTAACCAAGTTGCCACGGTGCATCTAACTCCTGAAACACATTTTGTATATAAGGAACTATATTTTTTCCTAGCCATTCAAATGGCAAGTTATTCTCATCTTCGAACAATGCATCCCTGCGCATTACCCAAAAATTACCGTTACAATAATATATGCTGCCTGCACTATCCTTATCATTAACTAATGTATCACTGCGTATCAAGTCCTGAGTTATCCAAGTTTCTAGTAAACCATTAACAATCTTATGTGCTCTAAATGGATTGTACATATTCATTTCACTAACACTTACTACACTGTCATTATCGCCCAACATGTCAATTGCCTCATCTAATGCATTTGCATCAATTCCGGTGACGTTTCCTAGTAATAAAACTACAATATCTTGTTTGCCTAATTCTTTTTCAATTTCATTTACACCGTGCCTAATAGCAGCTAAATGACTACAGTTATCTAAACACAATTCGGGCGGGCGCTTAATAACATTAAAATTATAATGTTTACTAAAGTCCATTATAACGGAATCATCTGTGCTGCAATAGACGCGCTGTATAGTATTACTACCGGTTGCTGCAATAATACTATGTGCAAACAACGGATGACCGTCTACTTCTAATAAATTTTTCTTAGGAATGCTTTTGCTGCCTGCTCTTGCAGTTTGTAACGCAACTACTTTGGTATTAGTGGACATATACTGCCTCCGGCTTCGACTATATCATATGTTAGTGCCATTGCTGCAACTTCATATTCGTGATAAGTATCTAAATTTAAATGGATTTCGCTATCATATTTAGAAACAGCAGTAATAACAAAGTAAGAAATTCCTAAGTCATTGCACATATTCACTGCATTATCAAACTCTGTACTAGTTGCACTAGCTGTAAACATTATTACAAGATCTAAATTAACAATCTTAATCCATTCTGCCATCCACATACTGCCATACTCGTTTATTAACGAAGTACACCAAATCGCAGATCCAGGAGCGTGTGTCCGTTTGTTAGCAAGGCGTAAAGCGTCAATTGCTGCATGATCTGCAACAGCAAGATTGCCGCCGTGGCCGATATATCCAATATCGGTAGCATCTTTAAATTTGTCTATTAAATCATGCCACTGAGGACTGGCTTTTATTCTAGTAAACTCTTCTGAAATCTGGGCAAAGTTAAACATGTTGTATTCTTTCAGATCTATATAACACCTGTGTCATTTAAATTGTTCTCCAAACGGGTCAAACTCGATGCCGCATTTCGTTGAACATACTTTTAGTTTGCCGGATGCACAACTTGGCTTATTCCAACTTTCTTCTATAGCATCAAATAATCCAGTGTCAAACACTGCCTTTAGTCCGTGTATTTTAGCGTTAACTGCATCTTTGCCGCCGGCTTTGTCAATAAAGTCCCATACTTGTTCTACTTTAGGATCTTTGTGCCACCACTTGTACATGCGGCCAGCTGTCCAACAGCAAGGCATTGCCAATCCTTCGGCTGTGATGAACAAGTTTCCTTCATCCTTTACTTTACACTTAATAGGTGCAGCATCATAATACGCATCCATGCTACCGTATTTGTCAATAATAGTATCCTGTTTTTTAAGGGCCGAGTTTTGATACTTTACGTCAGGCTTTTTAAGTTCAGTTGTGTCATTGCCTTTTCGATCAACTGCTTGATGCGATTCTTTTTTCTCGGTAGTAGATGTTACAAATCTTCCAGTCTTCTTTGCTACAAAACGTTCAAAGCCCATTTGCTTGCTCAATGCTTCGGCTTCCTCTACTTGATGTTGGTTATGTTCAAATATAAGGAAGTCCCATCGTGCTCTGCCTCCTGCTGCAATAAATGCTTGCATTGAACGCTGCACGTTGTCCCAATTAACATTTTGCCTATAAATATGGTTGGTATCAGCAAGACCATCCACACTAAAAATGACTGCGCCCATGCGGCCAAAAACGTGCGCGAGTTTTGTCCACCATTCTGCATTCTTTGCTCCTGCATTTGTATTCATACTTAGCCACATTTTTTCATTGTGACTGCGAAAGTATTCAAAGATTGCCAGTGTGTCACGAGCAACAATCGGATCGCCTAAATTGCCGCACATGTATAACGTGTTAAGTTGTTTGATAAAATCAGGCTTGAACATAACTTTAATATCAGCCAATGTAAGTTCACTTAAATCAATATGCTGATTAACTGCTCCGCCATTTTGATTTCTGTCGCACATAGGACAAGCTGCTTGACAATTTTGTGTATTCTCTAAATGAATTACTCGAATGTCTTCGTAGTTATACATACTTTATATACTCGCTTTTATTATCTAAATAAATTCTAGATTGTTCTTTTAATTCAAAGTAGTTGGTTACTAATTTTTGTTTGTCGTATAATAATAAAGTTTCAAAAGGTTTTTTATAAGTTAATAAATCATCAAACAAATGTAAGTCACTTGAAGAATTAAAGGACAAATCCTCATAAAAAATTAATTTGTTGTTTTTTATATTTAATAGTTTTTTATTCCACCGAACTGTTTCGTCTAAAAGAATTTTAAATTTTGAAAAGTCAATGGTTAATTTTAAGTTATCATCGTGCGGCTGGTTCCACTTGTTGGTTGTTAATGCAATTGCTCTGCTAAGTGTTGCTTCAAACATATCTTTTCGTGTTAAGCAAATAACATAGTCAAATAAATTGCTTAAATCAACATCATCTAATTCAAATATCATATTTTTTACTAGAACATTTTTTTTCTCTTTTATATAATATAATATTTCGTCTTCTTTTAATTTATGATTTTTTGAAACGTTAAAAGGCTCACTGATAGTGAAGTAATCGTTGTTACTGCTAATTTGACGATCTATCATTCCACGAAGATATGCACTTCCTGATCTAGGCAACGCAATTATTTGTATCTTCATTTATATCCGATTTTCATAAATCTGGTATACTTTTCTAGTTCCAGCTCTCCTAAGAACAAACAATTTTCCATCGGAGCTGATACACTAAAGGATTCGGCATCTTTTGAACAGTTCACATGCTCGTCAACGTCAACAAAGTTGTTGCTTTGTAATACAACTAATTTACCGTTGGGTATTTTAGCATACCATTCTGCAAAATTTTCAATATGTTCACAGCTTGTATTTATAATCGTGTCCGGAGTTTCTACAAGTTCAACTGTTGAATTATCTGCTCGACGTGTAATATATTGCGTAGGATAATCTATATCCGATATATCTAGTGTACTAGCCTTAAATTGCCAATTGTTCATTACCCAACTTCGATTAAACGTATCTGCAATATCTGCACAAATTGGGTCAATATCAAAACTTCGTATCTTGTTAATTTTTAAATTAGATTCAAATAAAAACGTTGCCAAGCTTCCATACCAGCCAGCACAAATAAACACAGTACCGAGTGGCAAATCTAACTCAACTAACATGTCTACTAGCCAGCGTTTTGATTCCATTTGACCTTTTGAAAACAGATCTGTTAAATCAACCGTGGGATATTTTTTAAATAGTGACCCTATGTTATCAAAAAAGTTACTCTTGTGCAGCATTTTAAATCCTAATTTACATTAATACTATAACACTTATTCTGCAATTAGTCAACTTATAGTTTTCATTGTTAAATATACCGAACTCGATTATTTAAATTTCCGAGTATTACCGTAATGAATCACAGTAACGTCTTTATTCACATACGTGCGCCACGGATCGACTACAATGCTGTCATCCGGAATATGACAATACAGTTGTTCTATTTGTGGTGTACCCAAATACCTGTAAGTTGTAGCAGCATTATGTGCCATTAAAAATACACAAGGAGTAATTGGTGCATAATTATCTCCGGTTAACGGATCAACATAGATAGGTTTGATTCCGAGCTCTTCACAAAAATGTCCCACTAATAAACTGTAACTGCCATCTATGTAAGCTACGCCCGGCTTGTATGCCTTGCCGTGAATAACAATATCCATACTATGAAATTTACTTTGAAACACCAATTGTTTGGCAATATTTTTTGCTTGAATATCACGGGCGTTCATAATAGCATCAAATATATCGTAGCCCAAATTTAACTTTTCTGCCATGTGTCGCAACGCGATGTTGTCACGTGGGTGACAGCCCCCTCCGTCACCCATGCCTGCTCGCATGTACTGTGGCCCTGTAATGCGCATCGTTGACGCTGCTAGCGCGTTTGTAACCACGTCAACGTTGATATTACCCTGTGCTTCGGCAACGTCCTGGATCATATTGACAATGCCAATCTTTGCACTGATAAACGTATTGTAGAAAACCTTGATACATTCGCATTCGTCCCATGTACCAATTTCATATCGTGGATCATTTTGCATAATTGTTTTGTAAAAATCAACCAACATTTTAGCGTCACCGGTTGTGCTACCATCTTCTGTGCCGATCATAACCATCTCTGGATTGACCATGTCCCATGCAACACTGCCCATAGCAATTAAATATGGATTGTAAATGAAACGAGTATTTGTAACAAGTGGAATAAACTGTTCACGAGTGGTTCCTGGCAATACTGTGCTAATTAATACTAGCAATTGATCTTTGGTCATATGCTTGTTGGCATCTGCCATAACGTCTTTGACAATGTCATAATTGAAGTCTTTAGGAGCAAGGTGTGCAGTCGGAGCACTACCATCATATTCTAGGTCATGTGGCGTCGGCACTGCAATAAACACAATGTCTTTACCGTGTACACATTCTGCGATTGTGTCAGTTAATGTAATCAAGCTCGAGTTACGAGGTTCAGTATCGTACCCTGTTACTGCATGGCCGCAGGCGGCCATGGCTTCTGCGCAAGGCATTCCTAATTTTCCTATTCCGATGAATCCGATATTCATTATAGTTCTCCAAGTTGTAAGTTATACAATATATCTATTTAAAAATACTTGTTTATTAAATAGTCTGCAAAAAGTTTATGAGTTTGCTGGCCAGGATGACTGTTGTCTAATCCAACATCAACTTTAAATTTGTATATGTTTTTATCAGACATTGTAATTTCTTTATTAATAGTCAGCTGATTTTGATGTGCGTCTATAGGTAATATATTATAAGTTTTAACTCCGATAGATTGTAATTTTAAGTTAATATAATTAATGTATATATCTCGCATAGTGTCTGTGTCGTATCGATCATACATAAATTTATAATACGATCTAGCAGGTTTGGTGTTTTGCCACGCACCTAAATCGATAGTTGCTTGTTGTTTTATAATACAATAACGATCTCCGTGGCTCCATTGTATCAAACAAATGTCAGACGGCTTAAAAATAAAATTATTAGCAGTATGCATGATGTGTTTATCGCCAATGCCCGGCAATGATAAGTTAACCAATTCACTTGCTAAATGAGTAGCTACTATATTAGGAAAGCCCAGTATACTCGGACGACGGCCAGGGCCAATGCCGTCTGTGTGTATACAATCAGATAAACCGTGTCCGTAAGTGTACGAACATCCAAATGCTATTATTCTATTCATGTAGATATTTCTGCAACGAATCTTTTAATGATATACCCGACATATGTTCCCTATAAGACACTGTTAATAGGTTGTGCGATAAAACGCTGTTGATTTTATTCATGTCGTTGTGTAGATCAGCATTGGGCCTATCAAAGAATTTAATTGCAGAGTTTGTTGCAGCATGTAGTCTCTTGGCGTTATCTTGTATACCATCATATCTTTCATCTATTACATTTCCAAATGTCTTGTATCCCATACTGTGTAATGTACTTAATGAGTTTGGTGGGCCCAAAATTACAAATGGCTGCATATACAGCATAGGCTTAAAAATCTTTTCACTAAAGAACATTCGATCCGGTCTATAATCATGATAGGTCTCTGCACATATATGCAGGAACGAATTGTAAAATTTATCAGTAGACTGGTCATTGACTGGATTTTCTTCGGCAGCGTTTACATTATCATCAATGGTAAGAGGTAGATCATCTTTTAAGTTTGATTTTAAATATTTTTTATAAATCTTTGGAAAGTTTTCTTGGAATAAGTGTACTTGATTTTGAACATATGTCGGATTCGGAATTCCTCCTTTGATACTCAATGACAAATATCCTAAATTGATATACGGATACAACAGTGTTACTCCTGCAAATCTAGCTACACCCGGGCGGCGATTTAAACAAATAAACTTTTTTGTTCTAGGCGTTTTTAACAGTATACTAGAATTTCCTCGGTCTAGCAAAGATTGTAAATTATCGTGATGAGTTTGATTTTCCCAGAAGTTATCATATACTGTTTTAAGCTCAGTGTCAGTGGAAAGGTTGGCGCAAACAAACACAAAGTTATCAAAGCCGATATTGTACAGCGACATTATAGGTGAAACTAGCTTTTTCCAAAACTTCCAAGACCATCCTTCAAACGAATTAATAACTAAGATTTTACACTTGCTATTTTTAATGTCATCGATCACCGATTTGGGAATAGTTACTTCGTTTATTACATCAATAAGGCCCGATATTGACACTATAAATGGAAAATAGTATGTGTTATCACTTTTGACTTTGTCTCTATAAACAAAGTCAAACTGATCACCAAACAACCCAAGATATGCTCTGGGGTCAGTGTGGCCGGGTATAAAATACCGATGGTCTAAATACTGTAGAGGAACACCATTACAGTATTTGAACACATGTTTATCATCCGGTAGATCTGTTCTATAGTATAAAGGAATTTGTGTCATATTAATACTTATGTAAACTGTGCAGCAAACGGATCAAACTCGGGGCTGCATTTCGTGCAACATTTTTATATCTTTGCCCGGACCTACGTTGCTAGGCAGTCCGCCATATTGTTCTACATACCAATTGATAACTGCGCGATACCAATTTTGACTATTATGATGTGCCAGTTTATTAAATTGATGTATGTTATTACTAGTTGCCTGCATAGTAGCAAGCGCTCTTGCACTTTCTGTTTGCAATTGTCTTAGTTTTAAATTACTTATATCCACTGTTGTCATATTGTTCCTTTAACCAATCAAAGTCGTTTATCTTTTTTAGTGCGGCAGAGTTGCCTTTGTTTGCTTTTCCGTATGCTGCGCCGGCGTTTGCGCCAGCTATTGCATGTTTGCCATACAACTTATTATCTCCTACGGTACACCAAATGTGCAATCTTTTTTGAGTTTCGACGTTTTTCTGTCTGTCGATAAGTTTTGATGACAACTTAACACATTCCCTAAATGAACTTTTCCAGGTACTGTACGGATCTGTGTTAAATGAAGTAATATTACTAATTTTGGGCATCAACTTAAATTGGTCACTAATGCCAGTGGTCATATCCGTCTTGCTAGTGTCCATGTTTTCTGTAAGCACCCTGGGTAGTAATTTGACGCCACCATAGCCGTACACAAGCTCGTTGATGGGGTTCTGACTGCGCCAAACGTGTACACTAGTTAAATTACTATCATGTACTTGTAAATCAAATGTAAAGTTATTAATTATAGTTGCATCGGCATCTACTACCCAAAACATTTTAGATTTACACAGCTTGGCCGCAGCAATGTGTGCATTATGAATTCCTGTAATGCCATGAACTCGAAAAGCACGCGGGGCAATTTTTAACAAATCTTGATAATTTTTATCAGCATTAGGTTCTTCGTAACTTATAAATACAATATCATACGGCTTGGGTGTAGATGCAACTATTGCAACTTGCTTTTTATTGTCAATGTCTTTGCTGATGAATTCTTTTTTTGTAATTTTAGATGCTTTACTACACAACATTATGCCTGAATATTCAGTTCCATTTAAGTACACATGATTTATGTTTCTGTCATAGACGTGGTCGAATGTAAAATGTACGTCAAACTTGAATTCATCTGCAACTACTACTTCGTTGGGCACAACAAAGAACATTTCAGTAGTGCTAGTTTTCAATGCTTGAGTGTATTCTGCATAGGTGTTGATGTAAAATACATCATACGGCTTGGGTGTAGATGCAACTATTGCAACTTGCTTTTTATTTTTAATGTCTTTGTTGATGAATTCTTTTTTTGTAATTTTAGATGCTTTACTGCACAGCATTATGCCTGAATATTCAGTGTCGTTTAAATATACATGATTTATGTTTCTGTCGTAGATGTTGTCGAATGTAAAATGTATGTCAAACTTGAATTCATTGGCAACTATTACATCACCCGGCACAACAAAAAACATTTCGGTGGTGCTAGTTTTAAACGCTTGAGTGTATTCTGCATAGGTATTGATGTAAAATACATCATACAGTTTGGGTGTAGATGCAACTATATCGTGTTCTATTCGATTAACTGGAAATCTGTATGCTACTTCTCTTTTAGAAAGAGGTGTATTTTTACTGCACAACATTATGCCTGAATATTCAGTGCCGTTTAGATACACGTGATTTATGTTTCTGTCATAGATGTTGTCAAATGTAAAATTTATGTCAAACTTGAATTCATTGGCAACTACCACATCGTCGGGCACAACAAAAAACATTTCAGTTGTGCTGTTTTCCAATGCTTGAGTATATTCTTCATAGGTGTTGATGTAAAATACATCATATGGCCTAGGAATGGATGCTACCACTGCAACTTGCTTTTTATTTTTAATGTCTTTGTTAACGAATTCTTTTTTTGTAATTTTAGATGCTTTACTACACAACATTATGCCTGAATATTCAGTGTCGTTTAAATACACATGATTTATGTTTCTGTCATAGATGTTGTCAAAAGTAAAATTTATGTCAAACTTGAATTCATCTGCAACTACTACATCCCCTGGCACAACAAAAAACATTTCAGTTGTGCTGTTTTCCAATGCTTGAGTGTATTCTGCATAGGTGTTGATGTAAAATACATCATAAGGCTTGGGCGTAGATGCAACTATTGCAACTTGTTTTTTATTGGCAATATCTTTGTTGATGAATTCTGTTTTTGTAATTTTAGATGCTTTACTACACAACATTATGCCATTGTACACAGTTCCATTTAAATATACATGATTTATGTTTCTGTCGTAGATGTTGTCGAATGTAAAATGTATGTCAAACTTGAATTCATCTGCAACTACCACATCGTCGGGCACAACAAAGAACATTTCAGTGGTGCTAGTTTTAAACGCTTGAGCGTATTCTTCATAGGTGTTGATGTAAAATACATCATATGGCCTGGGTGTAGATGCAACTATATCATGTTCTATTCGATTAACTGGAAATCTGTATGTTACTTCTCTTTTAGAAAGAGGTGTATTTTTACTACACAACATTATGCCTGAATATTCAGTTCCATTTAGATACACATGATTTATGTTTCTGTCGTAGATGTTGTCGAATGTAAAATGTATGTCAAACTTGAATTCATCTGCAACTACCACATCGTCGGGCACAACAAAGAACATTTCAGTGGTGCTGTTTTCCAATGCTTGAGTGTATTCTGCATAGGTGTTGATGTAAAATACATCATATGGCCTGGGTGTAGATGCAACTATTGCAACTTGTTTTTTATTGGCAATATCTTTGTTGATGAATTCTTTTTTTGTAATTTTACATGCTTTGCTGTATAATACTATGCCTGAATATTCAATGTCGTTTAAATATACATGATTTATGTTTCTGTCATAGATGTTGTCAAAAGTAAAATTTATGTCAAACTTGAATTCATTGGCAACTACCACATCGTCGGGCACAACAAAGAACATTTCAGTGGTGCTAGTTTTAAACGCTCGAGTGTATTCTTCATAGGTGTTGATGTAAAATACATCATACGGCTTGGGCGTAGATGCAACTATCGAAACTTGCTTTTTATTAGCAATATCTTTGTTGATGAATTCTGTTTTTGTAATTTTAGATGCTTTGCTGTATAATACTATGCCTGAATATTCAGTGCCGTTTAGATACACGTGATTTATGTTTCTGTCATAGATGTTGTCAAAAGTAAAATTTATGTCAAACTTGAATTCATCTGCAACTACTACATCACCCGGCACAACAAAAAACATTTCAGTAGTGCTGTTTTCCAATGCTTGAGTGTATTCTGCATAGGTGTTGATGTAAAATACATCATAAGGCTTGGGCGTAGATGCAACTATATCGTGTTCTATTCGATTAACTGGAAATCTGTATGTTACTTCTCTTTTAGAAAGAGGTGTATTTTTACTGCACAGGAATATTCCGTTATAATTCCGAGTATCTGCAATGCAATGTAAGAATGCATGAGATTTATTACGAGAATGTATATCAGTATGCGGTATGTAAAAATTATTTACCACGGATAAATCAATGTCAATAGAAGAAGTGCTCATCCAGAACATTTCAGTTGTACTATTTTCCAATGCATATGTGTATTCTTCAAATGTATCAATATTAAATATGTCGTATGGACAAGGAGTTGACGCAACAATGTCGACGTTTTTTGTATTATGAGAAAATCTTATTTGTATGTTATCAGCAGTTAATATAGCAGTTTTTGGAATAAGTGCAATTCCGTCGTATAGCTCGTTGCCGTTTTTAAATACATGTATATAATCCTGGCTCCCACTGTCGGGTACATAATCAAAGTCAAACGTGTCGTTAACAATAACATCGCTGGGCACTATCCAAAAGAACTCTGTTAACGATTGTTGCTGTGCCTCGGTAACCGAGTGAGCATGCTTGGCAAAAGGGAAACGTTGTACAATGCCAGGGTGACTTGTATCGGTAAGAAAATTTGGTTGTATAATAATTATATCAAACATAGTCGGTTATTCCTTAAATAGGTTGTTTAGTCGGATTGTCAAAATATGCTCGTTGTTTTTCGTCATATATAAATTCATTGTTGGTTAATATCGGCTTTGCTACAATAATCCAATTACGCTGACCTTCTTTTAAATAATCTACAATATTGGTACATTTTTCAAATTCTAAGGGATCTATAAATACATCAATGGTTATGTTGATTTCTAAATCAAACAAATAATCAGCTAGCTTGCGTGTTTTTACTTTTTTTAAAGTTTCATGATATACACTAATAGTAATTGTATCCAATACTCTTGCAGCAGCAGACCACCATATTACTCCTGGAGCAGAAGTTGTATTAATTTCCAACGTACACAGATAAGTCTCTTTGAGATACTTGCATAACAACAAAAAGTCAGGCCATTCTGTAGCTTCGTGTCCGGTGAATAGTATATTAAAAATGTTACTATCATCTTGCACATGGTTGTCTAAAAACTTTGAAATATTTTCTTTTACTGATTCCAAGTCAAGGAACGGTTGGCCGATTGGAGAAATTTCATATTCAAGTCTCATCGAAATATATTAAGTCTCTCTATCTACAAATTGTTGTCCGGCTATTCGAGCAGGATTTTGGTATACTGTTTTAAAAAACTTGCTCTGGTCTGCATCAAACGGATCTGTTGCAATTGGTAGCTCTAGCTCGTCTATTAACATTACACCCATTGATTGTATGTAAGTCATCAACTGTTGTTCATTGCACTGGCTTGGAGATCTGTCCCAGTAATTATTTAGATATTCAAAGTCGCGAACTTGTATATAATCCCAATCAGTACACATGGTATTATATAATCCTTCTCTTGCGCCATAGATTGCCCACAAGCCGTTCTTTACATCTGCGCCAACCATTAACCATATGTAAAGTCTGTGTAGATTTTTCCAATGATTCTTCTGAAATGCTTCTCGCGTTGGTTTTACACCACGATCGAGTGCCATTTTAACACCTTCTCTAAATCCGGCGCGCCAAGCTTGTTGAGGACTTTCGTTGTTAAAAATTTCACTGTAGCAGCCGTTCATTTGTATGTATTCGATGTCCCAACAAAAGTCGACTTGTGCATGCGGATTATCAGCTGGCGCATTTTCGTGTGTGCGCATGCCGAGCACATACTCCTTGGGCCAGCATTTGAGGCCGCCGTTTCCATACGTTAAACCGTTAATATGATTTTTAGCTGTCCAACTAATCACACATTGATCTAAATCTTTGTGTGCATCTATATCAAACTCCTTTGTTAAAAATTCAGTATTGACTATATTGTCAGCATCAACTGTAACAAATCTATCAGTTTCACTTAACGCTGCGCAAGCTTTATGTGCTGCGTCAGATCCTTCGACACCGTGTACTCTTTTTGCCCAGGGAATTTTTTTACACAAATCTGCATAATTTTTTTCTGCATTTGGCTCGTCATATGACAAGTAGATAATGTCGTGGTCTAATATTTTAAATTTGTTAGTCATTAATTACCCTGTGATGATATGATTCGAGTTGCTTAATAGTATATACGCTTAATGCAGATTCACTTGACTCGATTTGACTAGTAAATGGAATTTTAACACATTCTTTTGATATTAATTTAGATAATTCAATAATGATCACTCTTTCTAAAGATTGCACCTCGTTGTATCCAGTAACGCTAAACATCAACGATAAATTAACAGAAATATTTTTTCCACTAAAGTTTTTTCTAACAGAATTGGCTAAAGTTACTACCCACTCGTTTTTAGAAATATGTTGAGTTATCGTTAGGTCTGGAATTAATTCACTACTTGTACGATTAATATAATGCAACTGATGATTGATACTATCACCAATGTTGTCGGTAAGTTGATGTTTTAGCACGTAAGTCTTAATAGTAGTGTCAAATGTTATATAATACTGGTGTAATTGTTCTTTTCCGCTAACTAAATTTTCAACTTGAGTATAGTCCACTTCAATAAAATTTCCATTTTCGCTCTTGGAGTTGCTAATACTTAATATACTTCCGGAATCGTCAAAGTATACAAATCTAGTTGTGGGTATGTAGATTAAATCTTCCATTTAAATTCCTAAGTATTCTTCATAAATTTTTATTATTGTGTTAGTTGCAAAGTTTTTTTCAGTATAATGAAAGATGCCCTGCTGGCTATAATTTCCAATTTTCAAATTAAGAGACTTGTTAAAGGATATATTAACATTATCAATCCACGAATTATTTGGCAATTTCCAATCCTGTGCATGAGCTTTCATGTGAACAAAATTTGGGTAACTTTTTTCATCAGTAACAATTTTTTCCCATCCTAGTATTTTAGTAACAATAGCTGCACTTACGTCCACACTTGGAAATGCCTGGATGGTTTTCCCAGTTGCATGCTGTTCATAAAAAGCTTCCCAGTTTTTCATAACAAGTTCGAGCCATTGATAAAATAAATGCGCATCATCGCCTTTCTCAAAATAATGAAATCCGCTGTACAAACTTGGAAGATTGTTCTGTATAAATGACTTCCTATAATGTGTGCTAGTAAGTGGCTTGCCCCGGTATGTTAATACATTGGTTGTGTAAAACACTTTCTTGTCTTGCATAGCATTCCACCAATGCTCAATATTATCTAGCACCAGCATATCGGTATCCAATACAATTGTTTTATTATAAGGAGTAGTGTGGTATATTTTCCAACGATTTTCAATTTTCCATTCCGAGTTTTCTGCTGCGTCGCCCCACGGAATTTTAATTACGTCATCAAAGATATCATATTTGCATTCGTCGTTTGTTATTAGTGCTATTTTAGAACCCGGGTTAGTTGCTCGTATACTAAGAGCACACAAGTATGCTTGTTTAATATAATCATCTGAGCTGTTTTGTGCTAGTAATGTAAAATTAATCGGCATTGTCAATAATCCTATTAAGGCTAAACTTGTTCATAATATGAATGTTACTGCCAGTTGACTTAATTGCAAAACAATCAGCAGTTCCTTGTTTTTCAATTAAAAATATAAATTTATCATCTGTAATTTCTTCAACATAATCACGGTCTGTGATAAAGTATTTTGTACCCGGCATTGGTTTAACAAAATTTCCATCTCTGTGACCGTTCATTATGTGAGCAGCGATGCTAAATGCAAAATCATTACGAAACACACCTGATGTAATTTGGTACATATGTCGGTAATGGTGCCAGTTTTTGTTTATATGACTAACTAAATTAAAAAATATTTTGTTTGGATTAGTCTTTCTAAAGAACACACAAGTTGCCCAATAGAAATGCGGGCCAGTATCACTTATAAATTTAAACTCAGACAAGTCTCTCCAACCAGAAAACTCAAATGCATTGTTGCTGTACATCAACAAATTATGTTCTTGATCAAAACATCTATTTAGTACATCGTTTGCAACAATAAAGTCAGTATCTAATAATATTGTTTCGTCGTACGGAGTGAGGTTGTATGCAGTGCTTCGGTCAGTGTTTTTAAACTGTAAACTTTTCCTAGTCCACGAACCGTCATGATACTTTCTATATGTATCAGTACTGGATACATCTGCATTGATTACTTTGTCAAAAGGATGATCAGGATATATTTTCTCAAGGTAGGCAACTGAATCTGTAATAATGCTTACAGGGATTCCTTGATATTTTTTAATTCTGTTTGCACAAAAGACAGCTTGTTTAATATAGTCAATTTCGCTGTTGTTACGTGCTATTAGGAGGGCGCCTTTTGACATTAATCAATAATACCTTCGACTGTGCGGTTATTTTTTAACTTAGAAAATTCTGTTAAATACTTGTTGCCTGCTTTAGTGTATGCTGTCAGTGTGTTATTTGCAAATTCCTGTAGATGATCAATATGTATCGGAGTTGAATTGTCATCGATTAACACCGACGAAAGCTGCCCAGTCATTGTCATTGTTGCACAAAAGCTAATTAATGAGTAAGTTAGCGTAAATTGTCCGCCATTGTGATAATAAATAATGTCGTTGTTGTATTGTTCTTTTAGTAATCTTTTTTGATTGTCAAGTGTAATCATATAGTTACTAAAATCAAGTGCGTCTGCTAATTTATCGTCCATTGGAAATCCTTATTATATTGTATTATAATACAACATTTTTTACGGTTTGTCAATTATTTTATGCCGGTGCAGAGCTGTTGTTTGATAATAATGTAACTGCTGATGCAATAGACGGTGCAGGAATACTAACTGCTGTATATGTTGTGGCGTTGTATACAAAGCTGCTGTCGGGGCTGAATGTGTTAACAATGCTAGTGATTGTTCCGCCAACTGGTTCATCAATGTTGCCAGTGCTTCCATCATCTATTGATACTCTAAATCGTAAAACAGTATCACTAACTACACGTCCGTCAATGGTATAGTCATTATTACTGTAGGCGCCAGAACCAGACTTGGTGTAAAATGATTGGTAAGTTGATGTTAACACATCATAACCTGTAGTAGAAACTGTTCCAGAATTAGCAGTTACTCGATACTTGTCAAATTTTACAGTGCCTATTGCTGCTAGCATATTAGCCCAATCGGTATCCTTTGACCCAGAGCCACTAGTTAAGCTTGCAGAAAATCTTAGTTCGCCGCCGGTATCAAAATAATAATCTCGTGCTGCTAGGCTAGAAAATGTAAAAGTGACTACATGATATATAGTTCGGTTACTAGAAGAATTGCCCCATGATGTACTTCTTGCACTTGTAGTTGCAGTGCCAAGAGAAAAGCTGCTGTCTGGCCACCCAGATGTGCTTCCATCAAAATTACTAATATCAATAACTAGTTGATTGTAATCGTTAATGCCTGATGTTGTACTAGTTGCAATTGTTGTTTTTTCTCCAGTGGTTTGATTAAACGTCTGCGACGCATCGGCACCGACTGTTTGCCCTAATGCAGGAACACTGATAAGAGAAGATATTGATCCAGCTTGATGCACGAAACATCCTTGTGCATCGAGATAAAGTTCTTCTAATTGCAACGACGTGATTTTACTAGATGCAACAACCACAGGTGATGATCGTAGTGTTTGTCCGTAGGTGGTGTTATACACAGATGATAATGTGGTTCTTATATTATTGTAATCTGATGCAGATATTATTCCGCCAATACTTACAGGCATGTGTAGTCTCCGATAACAGTGTATTTATTACATTATGTGCTAATAGCACTAATGTTTGAAAACACCGGACTTGGCACCGAAACATATGTACCAGTTGCTCTAAATTGATTAATTGAGCTTGTAATAGTACCGCTAACGTTTTCGTCAATTGACCCTCCGGGGCCAGTTGCTCCAGGGCCGTCAACAAATTCAACTAAAAATGTTAATTTATCAACGGTTGCTTTAGCACTGATGTTATAAAAAGTATCCGAATATCCGGTGGTTTTTGAGTTTGTATAAATTTGTACATATGCTGCATTATTTACCAAGTCAAAATTGCCAATGCTTGCGGATGTGTCAGTTGTGATTGATGCTGTTGATAATGCCGTTGTATGATTAAAGATAACAGATTGCATACTAGATAAAAATGATGACCACGCTGATGATTTAGCATCAGTCGGGGCCGAGAGCTGTGCGCCGAATCGTATTTCTCCACCTGCGTTAAAGAAGTGTCTGCGTGCATCTGCAGATGCAAACGTTATGCTAAACTCGTGTGTAATTGTACCGTTCCAGCTGGTATTTCTAGTACTTGATGCTAATGCAGAAGTTGTGCCTTCTGCAGGGTCAATATTAAAACGGGCAGCACCTGTAATTCCGGAAGTTACAGATTCGTACTGGGCGTACGAGCTATCTGTAATATCACTGTTAGCTGTGATTGACAACAACGTAGGTATAGCACCATTTTGATGAGCAAAAATATTAATAAGATCAGTCTTGAGTCGCTGCATATGAGTAGCATTAACTGTAGCAGACGATGCTACAACAGCACTCGACAATAGCTGACCGTATCCGAAGTCAGTTGCACCGTTGCCTAGTACCTGTTCCACTGTTGTTTGCATTGCATTATACCGCGCTGCTGAGATTATATCGCCTGAAGCCATTAATTTTTCCTATAAACTACTAGTTTTATTTATACCTTAAGCACACACTCAACTAGTTTTTCGTCGTTGCTGTCGTTTGTCTCTAGCGATATGCCAACTAATGCAGTGGTAGCAATTGTAGTACACACCCCTGCGTCCATTGCATACACTGCTTGGCCTTTTTTAACCGGGCCTAGTACCCTAACAGGAAGACGGCCTTTTAAGCCGACGTACTGCCCATCTGCTTCACTGTTCATCATGTATGCAGGGTCTGTTGATATAACCCCGATACAATGTCTGCTTGCTCTGGCAGGTTCCACTTCATGATCCATACAATCACAAACTGCTACTGCTGTGCCAGGAAGTAGTTCTTCGTTGGTTGAATATTTTTCTGCTAAGTCGGCATATCGAGCAGTAGTTGCTATTCCGCGAAATACTACTGCGGCTATATCGCCTAATGCATCTCTTGCTGCAATAGTGTTTGCAGTGGCAGTAGTTGTAGCTGTTCTATACACTCCGCTTACTGCTAATGCGTTTGATTGTGTTGCGGTGCCAGTAAATGTAGTTGCATATACGTTGGACCATTGGTTTGCTGTTGTGCCAAGAGTATATGTGTCAGTCACTGCTGGGTTAATTTCAGTGTCGGTGATATTTATAATATCTTGATCTGCTGAATCTTGGATTGTAAGCACACCGCGTTTAAGTTGTATTATAGGAGTTATAGTATCGGGTGCAATTTTAACAACTAGGTCGTCGTCATTACCAAGTGTAAATCCCGGGTCATCAAACTTAACAACACTAGTAAACGCTGCATTACTAATTGTAAGGAATTCTGCTGCTGTCTGGCCATCTAGTGTTAGTGCGTTACTTGCAGTTCCCCAAAAAACATGATCACTTGTGGTGTTACCTGCGGTAGCAGCTTGGGTATTTACAAGTGTAATACCTTGTTTAATTTCATCAAATCCTGTTATTGCGTCGCCTGACGAAATTGTAAATGCAGACTGACTTGTGATATAAACAATAACATCTTCGATTGTAGCAGCAATAACAGCATGCGGATTGCCAACCGTATCAAATAGCGTCAACGATTGCATTTGAGTAAGTCCTGATCCTGCACCCTGCGGTCCTACTAGAACCCATTCATTTACTGCATTTTGACTATAAAGCTGGCCGGTATTACTATTCCACCAAAGTTCGCCTTCAGACAGTCCAACAGGAGCAGTTGCACTTGCTTCGGCGCCGCCGGCGATCTTCCATATCGATCCGTTGTATATTTTAATTTTTGAAATATTGTTATCATACCAAAGCTGTCCAGTAATCGGTCTAGTTGGTGCTGTTGACGAGGCAAAGTTTTCCAAAAGGAATAAAAAGTTTTCGTTCTGTGCTTCACCGTAACCGGCAAAGTTTTTGCCAATGAATTTTAATTCAGTAGCTTGGTTTACCGTGCCGTCTTCAACTGTTGTTAAGACTGATCCGTTGTATCTGTTAATAATATAAGCCATTTATGGTTCAACCCCTATTGCGTTAATAGTATTTATCAGTTAACCATTATAACTTAGCTTACGTCTTCGATGTATGTCCATGAACCAGTAACTACTCTAAATCTCTTTAACGTGCGTGTAACTGTGAGTGCCAACGTATTAGTGGCATTGTTAAATAAAATATCAACCAACACCGACTGATTTTCAGTGCCAGCTTTGTCGACTGTAACAAATGTTTTTGAAATTCCATCGGATGCATTATATGTATTTGTTCCGCTATACTCAGTACAATGTATTAATGCTTCTACGTTGTCGTCTTTTGTAGTCGACGATACCATTGATTCGATTATAGTTTCTATAGATGAATTAGTTAATCCAGTGACATCAAGTGAGAAAGCAATATCAATTGCCGAAACTCCGCTTCTGGTATCGACGTAAATCTTGCTTGCAACATCCTGTGGGTCTATTGGATCTGCAATATCTATAATTCGTTGACTGTTAACCGATATTGCGCCATTACTAACTATCGACAACGGATTAGCCGTTGTCGATATAGTAGAATCATTTAATCTAATATCGTCAACATCAAGATATTGTAGTGTGCCTACACGAGTTAATCCAAGTGCGTTATCAACTGATACTGCTAGTGTAGTATCCGACAACACATCATTTGATCCAATTTTATATGAAAGTCCGGCAGCAAGGTCGATGTTTGTTGAACTAGTCCACGAATTAGATGCATTGCGCCAAATAAATTCTTTGTCACTGCTGTCAACTTTTAGTTGTATACCACCTTCGTCAGCTTGTACATCTGTAAGTAACACACCAGTGCTTGTAATTCCTAACTCGATATTTTTGTCTTCTACTCTCAGAGTAGCAACGTCGATGCTTGTTGTGGCGCCTTCGACAACAAGACTTCCTGTTATTCTTACATCACCGGATGCAACAAGGTTTCCTGTTATGCCCATATCGCCAAATACATCAAGGTTGTATTGTGGATTGTCTTGCCAAATTCCTACGTTGCCTGCAATAGTATTAACAGTTAAATAATCGGTTAAAAAGTCTTCACTTACTGTTGGACCTGTATTAACTTGAAATTTAATTCCTGCATTACCTGTTTGATTTCGCAGCACAGTATTATTATTTGATATAAGTAATTTGAAGTCATTGTTGTCGCCAACTGTTAATCCTAAATTAGTCTGTATTTTTAGTATGCCAGTTGTTGTATTGCCGACTACTGCACTTTCTGGATTAGTTCGCAGAAATCCAGTAGCTGATATCCCCGATAGCGATAATGCAGATTCGGCAGTTCCATGGTAAAGAAAGTCTGGATACAAAGAACTAATGTTAATACCTTCTTTGATTTCTGTGTCAAAGTTGGGTATAGCAGTAGACATATTAAACGATTCTCTACTAATAATTGCAACCGGTTGTGCAGCTATTAACAATCGTACAACAACTTTTGAATTTCCAAACTCGTCGACTAGTGTCTCGACATCTAGTCCTGATTTCCCTTGAGCAACTGTATAAATTGGGCCAGCAAGAAATGTATTACTACCGTCGCTGAACTTTAATTGTTTGTTTGCAGTATCTACCCAAAGTTCTCCGGCTGCTAAAGATAGCGGCGCAGTAGAAGAAACAATAGTTGCAGCAGTTGCTATAAATGACTGTCCGTTATATACTTTTAATCTTACTTCGCTAGTGTCGTACCATAGTTGCCCAACAAGTGGATTAGACGGTGCAGCAGTATTTGCAAAGTTTTCAAGAACTTTAACAAAATTTTCATTAAACGCTTCGCCGTATCCTGTATAGTTTCTTCCAATGAGAATTAAATCAGTAGTTTCGTCGTCAATCCTGCCGTCGATTAAGTCTACTAAAAGTGCGCCGTTGGTTGTATTAATTTTATAACTCATTAAAAGACTCCGTGGTATATGATAAAGTTAACTGTTGCAAAAGGTGAAACTGTTTTAAATTCTTCTTGCGGCAATGTACGATCGGCAATTCCTTCTGTTCTTGTTATTCCGGACCCAGTAAGGGGCCCTGTTGCTGACGGAAGTGTACTTGCTGATGCCGAATCAGCTGGATTAGTAACATCATTATTAGTGGCATAGAATTGTGTGCCGGCATCGCCTCGTAAGCTGTGATTGTGGTCCGGTAGTTGCCCTTGCTCAATAAAGGCACTATCGGATCCGCCATAGTTACCAACAGTGTTAGCAGCGCCGTCGTTGACAACACGAGCACTTCCGGTCGCTCCGTCAAGGTGTCCTAGCAAAGAGCGGCCGCGCATGTCAGGAGATTTAAATACAGTCGATGGCGACGATGACACTCCAAAACTTGCACCGATAACTTCGTACAGTAATTCATATGTAGTAATGCTGCGCTCTGTTCCGTCGCACATAAACCATCCAGTAGGAGCAATTGATCCACCAAATGGCAAAATACTCCCAATAGGAACTAATGGGCCAAACGAATCGTTGGGTATTTTCCCTAATAATGTACTCTGTTCTACTACTCGTATTCCGGTACCCGGTCTGTTAACTAGAATTTGATCAGTAGCTAGTGATGTTATTACTGCATCCTTATCAGTAAAGAATGTGTCACTTAAGGTAGTGTCAAACTCTTTTGTCAACGAGCCGCTTTGTCCATCAAATTCGACAATATTAGATACAACGTCTCCGACTAATTGAAAACTAGTCGGACTAATTAACTTTGCTGACGATCCAGCTGATCCTGTTATATTACCAGTTAACTCTCCAACAAAGGCTCCGGTAAATTTGTTAGAGAACATATTAGCAAATGGTACCATTGCGGTTCCGATATTCGATAAGTCCGTTGCGCTTGTTATAATATTATTAATACTAACAATTCCTAACACGCTTGCAGTGCCGTCAACTACTAGGTTTCCGATTACGCTAGTGCTACCACTCACAGTTAAGTTTGATGCTGCGGCGTTAGCGTCAGTGCCAATGTTGATATTGCCAGCTGTTCTAATATCTCCTCGTACGTCAAGTGTAGCTGTTGGAATTCTAGTCGGGCTACCAATTACTACACTTGCATCGTGGTATACTCGTAATGCAGTTGTTAATGTTCCGTCTTTTCTTACTTTAAAGTCAATGCTGCCATCTGATGCTCCGTTTCTAATTTCGCCGTTGCTACCAGAAACAGACATCTTAAACTTTGTATCGTCACCGACTGTTATTCCGTCATTGCTGTTAACAGTCAACGACTTAGTAAAGGTATTTGCAGAACTAAGTATTGCAAATTCGGCAGCAGCTCTCGGAGATCCGTTGATGATTAAGTTCTCGGCACGGTCTGCAACTCCGTAATATTTTGTAGGAGTTGTTATACCGCCAAGATCACTTCCTGTTCCTGTTATTGTTTTACTTAAATTAATACCAGGATAAATTATATTGTTAGTTGCGCCGGTTGAAAAACCTGGGAGATCACTTTGATTCTTGGCTGTGAATTGATCTGCGCTAATTACTGATATAACTTTATTTTCAATATAATCAACTATAACAGTTCTAAATTGGTTGTTGGTGTCTTTGATGCTTTGCGTTAGTGTTCCTGTGCCAGTTCCTGCTGCATCTGAAGGGCCAACAAGTATCCATCCGGATCCGCTGTACAAATATAGTTGCTGTGTCGAGGTGTTAATCCACAAGTCCCCTAGCGTACTTGTAGTTGCAGAAGGTTCGGTTGCTGCTTTTTTTAGACCGCCTGCACTTACCCACTGGGTTCCATCGTAAAGTTTTAATTGATTGGCATTATCAGTTGTGTCGTACCAAAGCTGGCCTTCAACCGGTCTTTCGGGAGAACTAGTATTTGCAAAATTTTCCAATAAATGCAAGAAATTTTCTGCAACAATTGTTCCGTATTCGCCCTGATCTCTTCCTGGAAGTGACAGGCTTGTTTCGCTGTTGAAGGTGCTGTCTTCAACAACTATCGATCCTTTGTTAACATTATCGGTAAATTTTACATTGTATGCCATTTTTATCCCTCGTTGAAGCCGCTAAGGCTCTGTACTCTAACAGTATAATCGATTTGTATTAATCTGTTTAAACTTTTTTGAACAGGGTGAAAAATAACATGTGTTAACAGTCTGTCCGCGCTCGACGATTTAAAACCTTTTAATCCTAGTTCATCAAAAACATATAATCCGTTGCTATTACTACTAGTGTCAAATGCATCTTGTCCATCTGGTTCACCGTAGTCCAACAAACAACTAACTAAGATATCAGTGTAGTTGGTTCCTGAAACATGCCGTACTTCGGTTTTGTTTCTAGTAGGATCTACATTGTTAACACTGCGGTCGTCAATTACTTTTGTATAAGTTTGATTATACAAACTAGCATTTGTTCCTGTTGTGTTTGGAGTTAAGTAGGTAATAATACCTGTTGGATCTACGCTTGTGCCGCCGTTACCAAAACTCATTTCATAGATAAAGCCCTGGCCCTGGTTGGCCAAGCTTTCTGCTAATGATAAACTCATGTTTTCATAATTAATAGCATTTCGTTTATTAATAAAGGTTTCTCCGGATGCTGGATCAAATATCTTAATGTGACCTTCAACGTGTAAACCGCTATATTCTTTTAAATTTGTCATTCATACCACCTGTATTGTATTTATTTAGGTAACTCTATTGTTGCGTTTCGCAAGAAATTACCTATGATATTATTTGTATTTGCTAACGATTTTCCTTCATCGTTCCAAACTTTGCCTACTTTTTGAATAACCGAGACTCTTTCTCCGTTAGCAGGTTCCGGATTACTTCTATCCAAATTAAAGACAATAGTATTTCCGCTTAATGTAAATTCTGCGTCAACTGTGTTGTTGCCTTCTGGACTATCTTGATGCAGTAACGGACTGTATTTTTCTATTGCAGTTTTTCTAAGTCTATGACCGGCAACAAAAACTTCAATCTCATTAACACTAGACGGCGTATAGTCAAGAATAAAAGGTGTACTTCCATCAGATATTTCTGACTGCTTTAGAATTGTATCAGTGTAATTAATAGTCTCGTCTGGTCCTTGGCCGTATATTCTTATTCCGGCTTCGTACGTTTCTTTAACACCGGTTCCTAATGTGCCTCTTCTGAGTTGTTTTACTTGGTTACCATTAATTTCAAAATATTCAATTCTTTCGCCGTTAACAAATAACACACCGGGTATATTTTTTGCCTTGTTTGGCTGGAACATTCCGGTTGTATCCTCTAACGAAATTCTGATGTCATAGTAATTTAGCGGATTTGACAACACATAACTGTTGTTCTGGTTTAATCTCTTATAGTGAACTCGGTTTAACATGTCTTTAAAAATCCTGTATCCAAATTTAGCAATAACCGGAGTTGCGCCAAATTGTATTACATCAATAACATCATTTTCTGTAGGGGTCAGGTATAGCTCTATAGTAGTACCCGAAGAGTTCATTGAATAGTCAACTTCAGGAGTTAGAAGCTCGCCGTTTACTGCAATCCATGCGTAACTTGCATTTGGTATTGTTCCTCTTAATGGAACAAATCCTGTTGCAATTAAGTTTCTTGTTGCATAATCAAACGAGTCAGTAGTTATATCTGAATCTGTAATAACCTTGTATGTAATTCTTTCAAAGTTATTAATATCGTGATTGCTAAACTGGTATATCTCTACAGCTTCACTGGATTGCGGTGGCGTTACAAAGGTCATGCCTTCACTTGTAACGTATGATACTGTTGTAACAACAACATCAGTTGATTCACCACCGTTTATAGAAATAGCGAAGTTATTGTTTACCAAGAACGCCTCTTGTATTTCTGTACGTTGACTTTGTATAGTAAGCTTGTTTGCGTCAACTGAAGTAACAACTACTGTATAAACAGTACTATCGCCTGCAGATTCCATTATTATAGTATCGCCAGTTGAAACCAATGATGTCATGTCGTTGTCAAATGTAATCTGTGTGTCGACAAAATAATATTCAGCATCCTTGATAACATATATATCAAGTCGAGTGCCTGCTGGTGCTATTTGATCGGTCAACAGGTTGATTCTTGCGTTTACTGTATCATAGATATATTCGTTGGAATCCAACTGTTGGTGATCAGCAAACACAAATACATCGCTTGCTGTTACAGAATTATCACTAAACTGCCATTCTTCGATATTATAAACTCTTGAGTCTGTTGTGGTATACACAACACTATACCCAGGGTTTAAAATTTTGTTGCCAGCTTTCACAAGTATGTTATGAGATATAGGCTTATTGTTAAACGGCACAGCATTAGTTGTTCCGTTAAATGTATGATAATTGTTACTGTTGTTAGATATAAATGTTTTGTCAACAGTTACCTGACTATATGTTTGTATCAACGTGCTATAAAGACTATACTGAACAAAATCAGTGTTTTCTATTGTACTGTCAGAAAATTCAATCTTTACTCTGTCAGTAAATTCGTCATCTGCTGTTGTTTCTACTAATATGTAATCAGTGCCAGCTGTTAATACGTTACCATTGACCGTGATCAGTGCCGATACTTGATCACTCCATGCTGCTGACGTTACAAAACTTGTCATAATGCCATCGGAGTAAAAATTAGTTGTATCGATTAAATTAATACCGTTTGTTCCAATAGCAGTGATAGCTAAATTTGTGCCAATTTGTAATGTACTATCATCAAAATAGATTGTCTGGTTTGAATAATCAATAGTGTATACATCGTTGCTAATAATTACATTATCTATCTTAACAATAACACTGTCGTTGGTTTGCGGTATCGATGGTAATAAAAATTCTACAGTTGTTCCGTCAATTTTGTAGTTAACAGTTCCGATAATTCCGACTCCGTCAGATGGTCTGTGATACACTCGAATATCCAATGTATCTCTAATTTCTCCCGGAACAAGTTCTTCTGGACCCTTTGAAGTAGTCGGTGTAACAAAGCCGTCGCCGTCGACATTGATTTCCCCGCTGTCAATTCCTGTTGCTGTGGTGTAGCCAAGGTTGCCGCCTGATAGTTGTGTGTCGTAGTTGGCAAAGGTTGTCGAGCCGTCGCTGGTACTTTTTCTAATAACCACATTGTCGCCTGCAATTGTTGTTACTAGCTCTTCGTCAATTACAATAGTAGTAGTAACGCCGTCACCAATGATTGTTTGCATAACAGCGCCAGTTGTTGTTACTGGATTTGCTGTGCCGTAATTTGGGTCGTCAATGCGTGTTCCGTTTAGATAAAAGTTGTATTCAACACCGTCTTCTAACAGTTGACTTAGTTCAAATACTGATGTACTTCCGTCTAATATAAAGATTTCGTCTTCGTTAGATTCATCAAACGTATCCCACGGTAATGATCCATATCCTGAAATATCCCATCCTTGATCAGTGCCAAACGTAAAGCTGTTGAGCGTAACTCCGGAATATTCAACACCATCCATTAGTTGCGATAGGTCGTTGCCTAACATACCAGTTGATGGATTATAAAAGAAATTGATTCTATCAGCAGCATCTAGTAAATTAATATCTTTCTGATATCGAATTTCTATCTGAGTATCCAACTTGGGCGGATCAACAAAATCTACACGGCCGACATATCTATCGTAACCTTTTGATGTATCTAAGTTATTGCTTATTTCAAAGGAACTTGCAAGTTGCTCGATGCCATCAATCGTAACAGTATGCGAATTAGTATTAACATTTATTGGCCATTGCAGGTTAAATATTTCTTTAGAAATATTACCTTCAAAGTTTTCTGTTTTACTTAACTCAGTAAACACATAAGATCCGCTTAATCTATCAAACTTAATAGTCATATGAGACGAACGAACGTTTCCATTGCCCATGATTGCAACTGCTTTTGCAGGAGTGCCTCCTGCAACTCGACTACCAACTATATTAACAATTGGGGTAGTATAATACTTTTTACCATGGTTGTCAATTACAATAGATTTAACAGAATCTCTACTTAAGAAAGCAGAGGCTGTAGTTTCTTGATTGTTGACTATTTCAACCCTAGGAGTTTCTTTATAACCACTTCCGCCATTTACTATATCAATTCTAATAATCTCGTAGCCGTTATTTTCTGTCCATTGATCAAATGGAGGCTGGAAGTACTGCGACACAAGATTGCTAATTGTACCACTGTTAAGAGTAGATGCACTCGATTCTATTTGTTTAGTTGCTGTATTATACACAGGTGGTAAATCAAAGTCAGTAGTTAACGACTGCGTAGGTTCTGTATATTCATAAGAACTGATATATTCTCTAACTTTGGTACTGTAAGGCTTTACCTCGTTTACATAATCTTCATAATTTTCTAAGTTGTCATTCTGAAAGGTAACTTTTTGAGTTAATTCGCCAAGATTGTGTTTTGCTCTGACAAAACTTGTTTTGAATGCCCAGTCAATATTTGATTGTTCCGAGAATGCATATCGCATACTTGCAAAGAATAATTTATTCCATTCAACTGCTAAATTAGCAGTAAACAAGTCATCTCTTAATGTAGTTAATATATTTCTTAATTCGTCTACTGGTTCTCTGTCATAGAACGAGTTATCGTAAATAGCAGCATCAAAGCCACTTACAGTAGAAGCATAGTCGTAAATTTTAGTCGAAAATTGTATAGTACCGTTTTCTCTGCCTATTGTTTCATGGTTAACTGTAAAATCTTGACTAAAGACATTGCTGGTTTTCCTCAAAATTATCCATCCGCCAATGCCAACATTTTCAATTTTAATAATGTCGTTGATGTCAGTATCAAGGCCGTGTAGTTTGTAAGTTTGAGAAACAACACGGTTAATCGGTGTTAACGAGTTATACCCATCTGCATACCAGTCTACATAGTCCCAATAACGAGTTGTATCAAACGACTGGTTGTTGATTCTTGTCCAAGTTTGACTTGCTTTATCCCACGAATAGATTGCCCAGCGGTTGCCAATGTCTGCATCGGCACTAACTAATATACTAAACTTTCTAACTAATATAATTGCAGTATCTGAGTAATTATTTCCTTGTGATTTAACAGTAGCACTAACAATCTGTCCAATGTTGTTAATAGCCACTATAACTGTTGCGCCAGTGCCAGTTTGGTCGCTGATTACTATTTCCGGTGCAACAGTATATCCTCTTCCAGGATTTATAATGTCAACACCGACTACACGAGTATTTTTGATAATTAAATTAAGTTCTGCTCGTTCTGCTCTAGCAACACTAACAAATCTCAACTGATCAACAGTGTCTACAATGTTATCGTATACTCCGCTAGTAGTGGGTGGTATCTCGTCTTTTGATAATAAGGTTGAAAAGTCTGTATCGTCAACAACTTGATTGGCCTCTAATACTTCGTTTACTCTTTCGACTACTTGTTTGACTGCTTCGAGTCTGTTGACAAACATTCCCTGGCGAGGAAAGTTCATTACTCCATAACGTTGCTTAATTGGTAATGCAGGATCAGGAATTGAATTAGAATTTTGATCGTACCCAATTAAGCTGTCGAACCACTTGGTTTCTATTTCGTTGTTGACTATACTAGTATCAAGACCTTCGGTGATTAATTGATATTCTCTATGCACATTAGTTTGCAACATAGGGTCTGCTGCAAAGCTGTAATGTAATATAGTGTTGGATCCTTCGACTAGACTTTTTGAATTATAAATTGCAAATTTATTTGTATCAAGTGGTGCTATAAAACGATAACCAGCCGATGCAGGATCTCTAATAAGATTTGCAACATCAAACGCACTAAGTCTTCTTGATGATAAATTAGGAACAATTCTATTGTTTATAACCCAGAAAAAATACTTTAATGTAAACGACCGCGAAACAGTGTCGTACACTCTTTTTGAACTAAACACATCGTTTCCATAAAGGGATGTTCCGCTAACTCCTTGTGCAAATCCTTGACTTGTTTCAGTAATAGCATTCCATTCTGACGGAATAAGGTTAGTCTCGACCCACTCACATACGTCAACTGACGAGCCGGCTGTGATTTTATTCCAGTTATTTGATCTATATTGTATATCGCCCTGGTACGGATTGTACCAGCTTACTGAATTCAGGTTCCACCACAATTTGCCTACATAATTTTCAGTCCAGTTTGATGTGCTGTCTGTAACTATTCCGTCAATATTGCTAGTATTTACTGAGTACACTGCCGGATCGTAAAATGTTTTAAATTCTAATTCCTGTTCTGCAGGGCCTGCAATCTTGCCTTGTCTTGGATCAATTATATCTAATGTTGAGATAATATCATTTTTATCTTTTGAATATACAAAACATTGTTGTATTTTTGAAATATCAACTTTGCCTGATTCTTGTGTAATAAGTTTCCAACTATCAGAATTTTTATCGGATCGCAGATCAACAAAGACGCCAGTGCTTGACTCGTTGCCTATATAATTTCCTTCAAAAATAGGATCTAATGTACCTGGATTTAGTTTAGGAAATCCGATATAAAGGTGGTTGTCAACTAATTTAAAGTTTGAAATATTTGCCGGTAATGTATTTCTGTTGTATGATACATCTTCGCCGAATATAAAAGAGTTGCCAATTTTTTGGAATACAGCAATTCTGCCTGTGTCGTTTTTGACATTTGTAAATCTAGTCGATCCACCGTCAAATGATGTACTAGACTCATTACTAGCAGATGTTTGGTCGAATACATAGGTCGAATATATAGGTTCATCTTGTGTACCAGCTACTTGGTACTTGCTAATTAGTGTAAAGTAATTGTCAAAAGACGTGGTTGTTCGTGTGTCAGTATTCTTTCCAGAAATAGCAAGCTTGTTTAATGAAAAGTCTAGTCCTGTTCCAAACGCTTCATTCTTTTCGTCAAACGGACTGTTTAACACTTGCGATTGCACATACCCAGATGTACTATCTTGATTGTAAATATAAACTGCACCTGCATCGATTCCATTGTCGTCGTTGCGGGGCGCGGAAATTGCAATTTGGTCGCCGCTATCATTGATTGCAATAGCATACCCAAATCCCTCGGATGAATCTTCCTCGCGTATCACAGGCATTGACAAATTATTAAAACTGCCGTCGGCTTGCTTTCTATAAACTGACAGTTCGTTTGTAGTGTCAACCGGTGCCGACGTTAATATAACATCGCCTAATTTGTTTACAGCAAATTTCTTAACTGGGCTAATTGCAATATTACTATAAATCCAATCCGTTGTTGAATCGTCAAAAACATAAAGTTTGCCGTTGCTTGCACTGCTGCCAGGTGCGGCAACAAATAATCTAGTAACTCCATTCTCGTCTTTTGATAGTTCGACTTGATATCCAAATTGTTCGTTTTCTGCAGGCAGTGGACTAAAGATAGTTGCAGTTTTACGATAAGTGCCATCTTGTATTCTGCTGTACAAGAATACTGCGCCTTGTGCAGTGGGTCCTTGCGTCGAATCGTCGATTCTTGTTGCATCCGGGGCACCGACTGCAATAAGGTCGGCTGTTGCACTAATTGCTACATCAAATCCGTATAGACTATTTGATAAAATTTCATCAGTTGCTGTGATTCCTTGCAACAAAATATTTGGAGAATTTTCTGAGAATCTTCTATAAATCCGGGTAACTGGATCAACTACTTGATTAGGCGATCCAATAACAAGTATGTTGTTAGATGCCGAAGCAGCAAAGCTAGATGCATACCCTGTTTCGGTACCAGTAGGGTTTACTAACTCGCTTTGCAATGAGAAAATATTATCGTTTTTATAAACTCCCCATTTTCCAGATTCTACATCATCAATCCAAATTGTATCTGTTAAGTCAACTCTGAGGTCTGTAATATCCATGTTAACCATGTCTGCGTTTTTAAATCGCCTTTTAACAAGCTTTGTTACAGCCAGTGTTGTGCTGTCTGTAAATTCTGTTATTGCTGGCGCAGCATCTGTTAATATTACTACTTCATTAAGAGACGAATATGCTACCTTAAAGAAGCCGTTAATATCCGCAATCCCAGACCTGATTCCGATTATGTCATCTTTGTTAAAGTCTACATAATCATTAAAGTAAATTGTAAATCCAATTCTATTTTGTGTGTCAAGCGGAGTGTCATCTGGCACTACCGGAATAATATTACTGACTTGATAATCAGACTTAACATGACGGAGTACTGTCCAGGATTGTTTGTCATCCTTGACCCAGATAAATTCGCCGATTAGTATGTTGTTAATTGAAAGGTTGAGAATCTGATCTCTGCCAACCGAAAGATACGATACATCTTTGTCTCTTACATAGCCGCTGTCCTTGGCATAGCTTTCTGTTATCAATAGTTCGGAAAATAAGTTAGCATGATCGTAATCATTTGGCTTGAGGTAAGTCTGGTACGGAGCAATTTCATAAACAAGGTCAGTTCTAGTTGACGAAATACTGTTTACTAGATCTATCAATTGCGGTTCTAATCTGTATTTGCTTTCATCAAGGTTGTATTCAACTTCTGTTACATTTTCAACTGCGCCGTATTGTCCTAATCTAATTGCCCACTCTTCAAAAAACTCAAGACTGTCTTTGTTAGCAGAGCTTAGTGCATCAAACAACTTAGTAAGCGCATTCTTAGTTCCTTTGTCTTGAATAAATCCTTGATAAAACTTGTACTGGCTAACACTATCTGGAATAATATTAGCAAGGTATTCTCTTTTTTGGTAACCAATTAGGTGTTGCCCAAGGCGTTGTTGCTCGCTATCAAAATTGTCAGTGTCAAGACTGTAGAAGTCTGTGAATTGGTTTACTCTATAATCCCAGTTAGGAAGTAGTTCCGGCTCGGGACGTTTTGCAAGAATATTCCATTGGTTAGCATCAAAGAAATTTGTAGCGGTATGCTTTAGGTTGGATGCATAGAAAAATTCTTTATATTTAACTACATCGCCGATTGCATAATCTGTCCACTCTTTCCAAAGTGTAACTTTTGCAGTATCATATATAAATCCAGGTGCATTCATTCCGCCTGTCCAGTCAGCAGTTCGGTAGCCAACAACTTTAATACGTTCCTGACGATATCCTGTTTTTTTGTCAAAAATAGTGTCATTAAAAACTGTAGTGTTATCGACTAATATAATGTGTTCTTTTTGCACAAGTGGCAATTTAACCAAGAAGATACCGTCATTGGAATTAACTGGCTTAACGCCAAATTCATTAGCATTGCTTCTAAATATATTCGTAAATTCTTTACTAATGCGATTTCCGTCGCCGGTTAATAGATTATAATCATAGAAACTGTCGTATATATTATCAACTACAAAATATTCTCTTTCAAAAGAAGCTTTGTTTGCAACAGGGCTAACTGTTAACACTGTTCCGACGTCCCAGTTTTGAGTTACCCAAAACATAAATTCCTGAATGCAAAGTTTCATATCTTCGACAGCAGATGTGTCCTGATTAAAGAAATCAAATATAAAACCTTGATTAATAAGATGATTTTCGTACCCTGCCATAAAGTCAACAACTTCTTGTACGCTCGATAAAAGTGTGCCGTACGGCATACTTGTTAAGTTACCCTGGTATGTGCTACGCAAGTTAGCAGTAATTCCGCCAATTACTGGAAGAGTTGCTAATACAACAAATTTACCAGAATCGAACGCAGATGTGCTAGTATGAGTTATTTTTGTTCTGTAATATTTTCCTAAATATTCAACAACTGTACCAATAGCATATACTTTGTTCTCTATCCAATTAACAAACGTTTCGGATATGCCACCAACAGTGATTGCAGGATCCACATTTTGTACAACAGGTTTATTAAAATTAAATACCGGATCTTCTTTATCGTATCCAGAGATAATATATCCTAGTTCTGTCTTTTCAATAATTATACCACTAAGCACAACAATATCAAGGGCATTACTTGTAGCAAATTCAATTTGATAATTTTCGTTTGGAACAAATACACTTGTTTTGTTTAGCGGGCTTCTACTATCTAGTAACAGCTTTAATTTGGTTTTATCTCCGTAGCCGCCGAGTTTAATTGACAATTGGTTGGTGAGATTTCTCAGCTTTTCTTTATAGTCATTGTACTTTATTTCAGTTTTAGTAACCATGTAATCTGCAACATAGTTAACCAATCCGGATGTTAGCACAGGTGTGCCACTTGTAGTTGTGCTCGGTAATACTAAGCTGCTGAGATTAATAGATTTTTGAGTATCTGTATAGATAATATTACCTGTTATATCTCGCTGAGTTCTGCTGCAATCAAACCCTAGCCCGATTATCTTTGTTGGTTGAAGAACTGCCCATGCAGTTATTAAGCTAAATGGATACTCGCTGGTTCTTCTCCATGCTGTTTCAACAGGAGACATGTCGCCAAACTTAAAACTAGACTTGCTGTTAGCAAGTGAAAAGTTTTGTGCAAGACCAGATTCCACTGGACTTAATAGTCTTCCAAATTCATCTACTGGCAAAAACTTTATTAAGTCGGGTCTTTTGTATTTAGAATTTCTTATAACTGACTTATTAGGTTCTCTGATAATACCTTCTTTTAAATCATTCCAGAGTATTCTGTTGTTGCTAGTGTAAGGAGCAGGGCCGTATACAGTTTCCCACCATGTTGGCATAATAGTAAATCCCAACATCTCCCACGGACTAGTATGAGGAGCATCTGTGTCGTAATACTTCTTATAAATGCTTCTCCAAAAGCCGTCCAACGGAATGCCATCTAAATCATTTGTATTAGAATAATTATAAGTAAAGGTGTTGTCGGGGTCCCAGAAGTCATGAGTTGAATAATCAACTGATCCTGAAATTTCCGCCCATTGAGCGAAGTCTGCAAGAATTGCAGTATTGATATTTTGTTGTGAATACCCTGTATCTCTTGCATATCCTCCTACTAGATCATGAATGTCAATTAACTCTTTGTTGTTATTACACTTGATATTGTTGTAAATACGTGTTTCTAATTCTACAAGAAGATCGTCTCTGTAGTCATCGAATGCAATTGTTTGACTTCCGTCGTGACCACGGATCACTGTCTTAGATTCAACGTATGTTGAATCTAAGTACACCGAAGGCTGGTATGCAGGATAAAGACCTAGCTTAGTTGGTGTTGGTGGGATATACGAGCCATTAGTTGATTCGTATTCGTATATTTCAACTGTGTCGCCGTCTTTTAGCTCAGAAATTATATAAACAAATCCATCAGCAAACGTATAATCTCTTCCATGCAATAATTGAATATTGTTATTATAGACTCCTACTGAAAGAGATGATAATGTTTCTAGAGTAAAGTTGTTAGAAAGTGCAAAGTATGCAGGGCCAGCGTATTCAACTGAGTGAATAGTCTGTGTTGCTGCGCCAATGCCTATCATGTCACTAAAGAAGAATGGCATGCTCGGAGTTTTATTTTTTAATATTTTTGACAAAATTAAATCAACATGATCTTTGACATTTCCATCAAATCCAGTTGTTAAAGATTCATTGATAAATGTTCTTTTGAATTTGGCATATTCTCGTCTAGCAAATTTCAGAGACTTGATTACATTCGCATCCTTGTCTGTAATATGGTATAGTGCCAGATTTACAGGGCCACTGTGTTGCACAAACTTTTTACCATATTCTGTAACAGGGCCAAGGTCCCGTAGATTACTAAATCCCGGAAAGGTTCCAGAGAATCCTGATAAATCTTCTACAATACTATCAAGGTGGTCGTTAACTTGCCCTAGTGTAAAATCTGTAATGTTTTCGTTAAGTGGATTTTTATCAAAGTTAATAGGAATTTCATAAAAGCCGTTGCTGTTCTTGGGTGCTTTGCTGAAACATTTGAGTAAAACCAGATCGTCTACTGCTACATCATTTGCAAAAACAACAGTTGCAAGTTCACCTGTATTTTCAATTGTGTATTCGTTTCCAGCAAACTTTCTAACATTGTTAACATACACTTTTACACGAAGGTCAGTAAGTGTTCCGCTATTGTCAAATACATCAACTACAAAATTGTTTAATTGAATGTCAGCATTATACTGTCTAATAACCAGTTGTTCGCTGTTTTTTACAGCTTTTTTCCATGCATTTTGGTATACAGCATTGTTGCCGGTGGT